GTGGGACGTGCAAAGATTTTAAGTACACCAAACGGTCAGATAGTAAGAAGTCTTATCAGTGACGGTGCTAAGTTGGGTGTTTCATCAAGAGGTTTGGGTTCGCTCGAACAGAAGGGTGGCGCTCAATACGTAAAAGACGATTTCCAACTTGCAACGGCAGGTGATATCGTTGCAGACCCATCCGCTCCCGAAGCTTTCGTTGAAGGTATTTATGAAGGGGTAGAATGGGTAATGGAGAATGGTATATTGAAGGCGGTAGATATGGAAAGGATGCAAAATGAGTTAAAGACTGCATCACTAAATAATCTTGAAGAAACCAAACTTAATCTATGGAAAAAGTTTGTTAAAAACCTATAATATATAAATAAAAAAGTAAACTCAAACAGGAGATAAACATGGCAGAGTTAGAAAATAACCTAGAAACAGTATTAGAGGCAGGTCAGCCTGACGCTAAAGCTGAGAAGGGAGATTCAAAACCAGTCAAACAAGGTTCATCTGATGCCGAATCAATCGAGGCAGGCAAAGTTGAAGTCGTTAAACCTGAAGAAAATCCTGTTGACAAAGCAGTTGACTCAGTAAAGAAGGCAGAAAATGTTAAGGCAGTCAGTGGTGACGCCCCACAAAAGAATGCTAGTAAACCTGATGCTCAACCTAAATTGCAAAAAGTTAAAGAAGAAGAAGAGTCAGAAGAGTCTACTCCTTCTAAAATGGAATCAATAAAAGCTATCGTCAACACTATGAAGGAAATGACAAAGGAAGAACTTCAATCAGTCTTTAGTGGATTGACAGAAGAAGAAGTTGACGAAAGTTTGACAAAAGCAGAACAAGCAAGAAAGATTGTTGATACTTTAAAAGGTATGGACGAAGAGTCGGTCGCTGAAATGTATGGCAAGATGAAGAAGAAAGAAGAAGTAGAAGAAGAAGTCGCTGAAACAAATGTTGAAGTTGATGAAGAAGTTTCTGCTGAACTAGAGTCTTCACTCGTTGAAATTGAAATAGATGACGACCTATCCGCAATTTCAGAAGCGCTAGAACTTTCTGAAGAAAATGCTGAAAAGGCAAAGACTATCTTTAAGGCTGCTGTAACTTCAAAAGTTGCAGAAATTAAAGAATCACTTGAGTCACAGTACTCAGAAGAATTACAAACCACAGTAGAAAAAGTTAAAGGTGACCTTGCGGAATCCGTAGACAAGTATCTAACATATGTTGCAGAAGAGTGGACGAAAGAAAATGAACTTGCAATTGAACGTGGTTTGAGGTCGGAAATGACTGAAAACTTTATTGAAGGTATGAAAACATTGTTCGTAGAACATTATGTTGACGTTCCTGAAGATAAGTATGATGTTATTGATGAACTCGCAAATCGTCTCGATGAGATGGAACAAAAACTTGACGGTGAAGTAAATAGAAATATGGATGTCACTGAAGAGTTGGATACACTCAAAAGAGCAAACGTGATAAGAGAGGCCTGCGAAGACCTATCCGAATCACAAAAAGAGAAACTAGTTTCACTTGCAGAAGGAGTAGACTTTAAGACTGAAGAAGATTTCGCTGAGAAAGTTTCAGAAGTTAAGAATGCATACTTCCCTGTAGATGGTGAAAAACTAGTTGAAGATACTGTTGTTGAAGAAGGTACTGGTGTTATCTCTGAGGAATCAGACGAACCAAGACTTGCACCTGAAATCGCAACATATGCTAACGCATTATCTAAACTAAAACCATTAGGTTAATTTAAAGGAAAATAAAAATGTTTCAATCAGAAAACTTACAAGAAAAGTGGGCGCCAATTCTAGAGCACAGCGATTTACCAAAAATCGATGACAACTACAAGAAAGCGGTTACTGCAGTAATTCTTGAAAACCAAGAAAAGGCTCTTAAAGAAGATAGAGCAACTCTTGAAGAAGCTGCACCTTTAAATGCTACTGGGGCACCTATTTCTAACTGGGATCCGATTTTGATTTCATTAGTAAGACGTGCTATGCCAAATCTCGTTGCTTACGACATTTGTGGCGTTCAACCAATGACTGGCCCAACTGGATTGATTTTTGCTATGAAAGCAAGATATCATGACGATGTAAACGCTGTTAGAACTGCAGAATCAGAGGCGCTTCACGGAGAAGCAAGAACTGGTTACTCAGCAACAAATCAAACAGACTCTACTACAGTTGGTTCAGACCATTCAGGCGACCCTTTCAACAGTTCATATGCCTCACAAACTACAGGTGGAATGAATACAGCTAGTGCAGAAGCACTAGGTGATGCTTCCAACAATCAGTTTGCTGAAATGTCATTTACTATTGAGAAGGCTACTGTAACTGCCAAATCCAGAGCATTAAAAGCTGAATATACACTAGAACTTGCACAAGACCTTAAAGCAATTCATGGTCTTGACGCTGAGTCAGAACTCGCTAACATTCTATCATCTGAAATCCTTGCTGAAATCAACAGGGAAGTAATCAGAAGCGTAAACAACCAAGCAAAAACTGGTGCTCAAGGCACTGCTTCTGCTGGTACTTTCAACTTAGATGTTGACGCTAACGGTAGATGGTCAGTTGAGAAGTTCAAAGGTCTATTGTTCCAAATCGAAAGAGAATCAAACTTCATCGCTAAAGATACAAGAAGAGGAAAAGGTAACTTTATCCTTTGTTCATCTGATGTTGCTTCTGCTCTTTCAATGGCAGGTGTATTAGATTACACTCCTGCTTTATCAACAAACTTGTCTGTAGACGATACTGGTAATACTTTTGCTGGTGTTCTAAACGGAAGAGTTAAAGTCTATATCGACCCTTATGCAAGTGCCGATTACATGACTGTTGGTTACAGAGGTTCAAATCCTTATGACGCTGGTATGTTCTATTGCCCATACGTTCCATTACAAATGGTACGTGCTGTTGGTGAGAACACATTCCAACCAAAAATCGGATTTAAGACAAGATACGGTATGGTTTCAAACCCATTCGTTGACACAGGTAACGTACAGGACAGAGATGGTCTTGCTACTGCTGGTCTTAACCAATACTACAGAAAAATGGCTGTTTCTAACATCCTATAAATCTGAAGTAATTGATTTTAAAAGGTCTCTTCGGAGACCTTTTTTTTTACCTAAATATAAGTATGGAAAATAAATATTATAAAGATGTGAAGGTTTTGGAAGGCCCATGGGCAAGAGGAATCTTTGAAGACGGTGTTGAAAAAACACATCAAATACTCGCTAGACGAGTCGTGACGACATTCATATCAGATGGATATCTGTGTGAAGAAGAAAAGACTAGAACCTACAGGTCTGATGGTGACTACCATGATACTACTGTTAACAAGAGGGTGATGAAGATAGATGATTGATATTAACAAATCAATATTAAACAAAAATAATTTTCGATTACTAATAGAGAAAGTTCCCACTGTTGAATACTATGTTCAGAGTGTTAGCATTCCTAGTTTATCGTTTGTTGAAGTAAGTGTACCAACAAGGATTGGTGTTAATGCTTTCTTCCCAGGCGATAAGGTTGAGTTTGGTAATCTAAGTGTATCATTTATTGTGGACGAAGATGTGTCTAACTATAAAGAGATATATGATTGGATGGATAGTATCATTCCTATATCAGACACAGTAGACTTCAGTACACTAACTGGTACTGAGAGAACTAATCTAGGTCAATTAGCAGATATCAATGATGACCTTCAACAATACTCACAGATTACACTAGTCACTAACACTAACAAAAACATCCCTAACAGATTTTTTAAATTCTATGATGCATTCCCTATATCGTTGAGCGGTATAGACTTACAAAGTGGTTCAGATGCTGAACCAGCTATATGTACAGTAGAGTTTAGGTTTACACATTTCGATATAGAAACCACTAGTTAATATCACCTTTTCGTGATATAATATATACATTATGACTTTAGATGAATTAAAGGCCCAATGGGCATTAGATTGTGAAATTGATGATATTGAATTGGACAATGCATCTCTCGAAGTTCCAAAACTTCATGCTAAGTACCAAGACCAACTCACTAATAAATTACTAACACTCAAAAATTGGGAGTTCAAATATGATGAACTTCTCAAAGATAAGTGGTTGTGGTATAATGGTAAGATGGATTCAGATAGAATCAAAGAACTGGGATGGGCAGATGACCCATTCGATGGTCTTAAGATTATGAAAAGTGACATGCAATTCTTTTACAATTCAGACTCAGACCTCAGAGAAATTAAAGCTAAAATTGAATACTTAAAAATAACCATCAACTTCCTAAAAGATTGTATGCAAAATATCACTTGGAGACACCAAACGATTAAGAATACAATTGATTGGAGAAAATTTATGGCAGGTCAATAAGATGATATTACGAAACAATATGTGCATTATCGAAAATGCATTTACAGACGATGAAGTCGAACAGATAAAACGAGTTGCAAAAGGTCAAGAAGAAGTTACAGCAATGATTGGAGACCCTGGCTCTGGTGGTGCAGATGATGCTAAAGTACGTTCGGGGAAAGTTAAATGGTTTATGAATCAAAATATGCAGAACTCAATTCCCGATGTGTATGATAAATTATTTAAACTTATAGAAGAAGCGAATGCAAGTTCTGAATGGAATCATAAAATTGAATTTGTCGAGAATCTTCAATACACCATATACAATGCTCCCGCTAAGACCAAAAGGAAGAAAGGAGACTTTTACACTTGGCACACTGATAGCGGGCCAGAACCTTTACCAAATGGTAAGATACGTAAATTAAGTTTATCAGTTCAATTGTCAGACCCCGAAGAATATGAAGGTGGTAATTTCCAATGGTTAGAACCTACTGAACTATTAAACGGTATGGGGAAAGGTCTTGGGATGAGGTTGGATATGAATCATGCTGTTCGAACAGTACCATTCAGTGGCAAAGCAAAAGGGACATGTATCATATTCCCATCCTTTACATATCACCAAGTAACACCAGTGACACATGGAACACGTGAAGCTCTAGTGGGATGGTTTGCTGGCGACACATATGTCTAACATTGTAAGAGTAGAGAAATGTGATGAAGTATTTCTAAGAGTCCATTGTGATAAAGGACTTTCTAGAGACTTGTTTGAATTTTTCTCATTTACTGTACCCAATGCCAAATTTATGCCGTCATATAAGAATCGTATGTGGGACGGTAAGGTACGACTCTTCTCAATCAAAACAAACAAAATTTATATAGGATTACTTCCATACATCGATGAGTTCTGTAGAGAACGAGGATTTGAGTTTGAAGGTGTCCAAGATGTTATAGGTGAGAAAACTAGAATAACAGATGAAGATGTAGACTTCTTTATCAATGGAGACGATTTAATTCCAGGCTTGGGACTTCCGTTTGCACCAAGAGATTATCAAATAGATGCATTTAAATCTACAGTACAGTATGGTAGACAGTTATTATTATCTCCTACTGCTAGTGGTAAGTCATTAATCATTTATATGTTATGCAGATGGTTTGAAGGAGAGGTGTCTCTACCCAATTGTAAGACTGTAATAATAGTTCCTACTACTTCTTTGGTTGAACAGATGACTAAAGATTTTCAAGAGTATGGATACAAAGAACCTATTTGTAAGATATACAGTGGACAAGAAGTATTTGATTCCTCTATAACAGTTACAACATGGCAGTCCTTTGCAAAAGCACCTAAAGAAGTATTACAATCATTTGATGTTGTGGTGGGGGATGAAGCACATCTATTTAAAGCACAAACACTCAAAGGTATCTTAGAGAAAATGAAAACTACTGCAATTCGTATCGGAACTACTGGTACACTTGATGGTAGTGAAGTTCATAGACTACAACTAGAAGGTTTGTTTGGGCCTGTCAAAAAGGTCATAACCACAAAAGATTTAATGGACGAAGGGACGATTGCAAATTTAAGTATAGAATGTGTCATACTTCGTCATACCAAACAGAAGAAAATGTCATACCAAGATGAGATGGATTATCTCGTAGGAAATGATAGTAGGAACGAATTTATATGCAATCTTGTCTATTCCCTTAAGGGAAACACCCTAGTACTGTTTCAATACGTAGAGAAACATGGGGTTGTCTTACACAATAAAATGATGAAACGCTTAGATGGTAAATTGCATTATGTCTATGGCGGAACCGATACCAAGGATAGGGAGAACGTAAGAGAAATCGTTGAGAAAGCAAATGATAACGTCATACTGGCGTCATACGGTACCTTCTCAACTGGTGTCAATATTAAGAAGATTGATAATGTAGTCTTCGCATCTCCTTCCAAATCACGAATAAGAAACTTACAATCTATTGGTAGGGGTCTTAGAAAGGCTGATGGTAAAACTGAAATGCGATTGTTTGATATATCGGATGATTTACAATGTGAAAATCATACTCTCAATCACCTTAAGGAACGTATAAATATATACAACGAAGAGGGATTTGTATATCAAATGAGACAATTTAACATTACATGAAGGCAAAAGATTTGCACACACCACAACAATATGAAGTAGTTAAACTTAAAATTGGTACTGAACTAGTTGCAATGACTAGAGACCGTGCTGATAAATTGGAGTTAACACTACCTATGTGTTACACTCTCACTCCAGCAGGAGACGGAACAAGTAACACCACGTTCTATCCCTTTGCACCAACCAGTAAAAACACTAACATAGTTATCGATAAAGAAGATATCATGTACAGGGCAGAAGTTAGTGAACAATTCATTCCCATTTATGATAAAGCTTCATCGTCTTGGGCAACGATGTTAGAAGCACAATCTATTCCCATTTCTACAGGACAAGTTATTAAGTCCCCATCACTTCAGAGAATGCACGAACTACTCGAAGACTACATGGGTAATGGTGAACTTGATGAAGAATGGGACGATGATGTACTTGATGTTAGTGAAACCCCCAAGACAATTCATTGAGCAAAAAATAATACTAAATAGTCTGCGTATAAATCAGAGTTATATTTGATTATACAATATTTTAATATACAACAACTAGGAAAATACCATGACAACAGCTACGATAGCTAAGAGCATGGTGCGAAAAACTAAAGAGATTAGAGAGAGTAAGCAAGTGTGTGTTCTCTGTGATGTTATTGAATTTCTAGCATTCATGACTCTTCCCTTTATAGTACCATTTATGATAATGTATTTTACATTATTGAATTTCTAATGCGAATACTTATACTTCTTACCGTTTTAGGTTCATGGGCAATTCTATATGACCGAGACCCAGGCTCGTTGCGGTCTTTAAGAAATGCCACAGAGTTTAATAACATGCTCCCAAACACATGAAGAAGTCATCCAACCTCAAAGACCTCATGGAGATAGGCACGTTAGTATCTATCTTCATGATATCAATTATATCTTTGATGGAGGTGTAATATGTACGTCCCTTGGTTTACCAAACCCGAGACTGAAAAGAAAGTACTTCAGATAGTCAACCTCTCACCCAACGAATCAGTTATAGAAAAACTAACAGATGTACATCCCATGAAACAAATCTTTTGGGCAAGTATAGTACAGGTTTGTGTATTCGGTTTTATGATGCTTTCGTTCGCCATCATCAATACATTCGTCCAATGAACACACTATATAATATAGTAAAACGTAAATTTGCAATGTCTTATGAACCGTCTTATATGGAGATATTATTTCACTTCATAGTAACGATGTTTTTGGGAATGATTCCGCTACTTGTATTATTTCTAATCGTTAATCTCTTTATATAAGCTTCCCTGTGGGGACATAAGCTACTTTATCACAGATTTTCTAATCCACAAGTGGCTTTTTAAAAAAACTTATCTTTTTTATTATCAAATAATTTCAAAAAGCCACTAGGAATCCTATAACTAAGGAGTATAATGTATACATGACTAAGAAAAAAGACCCTAAAACACAGGCGCATTACGTCAACAACAAGGACTTCACAGCGGCAGTTTCTGAGTATGCAATTGCAATCAAAGAAGCGAAAGAGTCGGAAGGAACTCCACCTCAAATGTCAGAGTACATAGGAGAATGCATCTATAAGATTGCAACAAGACTATCTACTAGACCCAACTTTATCAACTACACTTATAGAGATGAAATGATATGTGATGCAATCGAGAATTGTATTCAGTATCTTGGCAACTTCAATGTAGAAAAATCAAACAATGCATTTGCATATGTTACACAGATTTGTTACTATGCTTTCTTGAGAAGAATACAGAAAGAAAAGAAACAAGTGTACATCAAACAACAAGCAATTGATGCTACTTCACTCACACTCGATGCATTTGATACAATCGATGGAATACACGACCCTACCTTGACCAACACTAACGTGGAATGGATGCAAGAGAATATGAACAGGGTTGCATACGAACCAAGGAAATCAAAAAGAACAAGGAAATCTACAAAACAAAACTCACTAGAGAAATTCGAAGATAAATGAAGATAGCGATATTAAATGACACTCACTGTGGAGTGAGAGGTGATATGATTGAGATGTCTAATTATCAAGGACGTTTCTATAATGAAGTGTTCTTCCCATACTTAGATGAACATGATATCAAACACATCATTCACATGGGTGACTACTTCGATAGAAGGAAGTATATCAACTTCGCTTCCATGAAAGCAAATATCAAACACTTCATTGAACCTATGACTGAACGTGGTATAACCATGGACTTAGTAATTGGTAATCATGACACATATTATAAGAACACCAATGATGTCAATGCTCCCGAATTACTTCTTTACAATCAACCAAACGTATCTGTTTATTCTGAGTGTGAAGTTAGAGAGTATGATGGATTTCCTATTGCACTTGTGCCATGGATTAATAATGATAACTATGCTGACTCAGTAGAATTTTTACGTTCAGCACCAGCATCTATTGCTATGGGTCACTTTGAAATAGAAGGTGCATTGATGATGCCAGGCATGACATGTCAACATGGACTAGACCATTCATATTTAAAACGTTTTGATAAAGTGTATAGCGGACACTTCCACCAAAAGTCGGAAGTTAAGAACATTCATTACGTTGGTTCACAGATGGAATTTACTTGGTCAGATTATAACGATAAGAAGTACTTCCATATTTTTGATACTGAAGACCAATCCTTAACTCCAATACACAATCCTATTACTATGTTTGAAAAAGGTTTCTATGATGACGCTAAAGAAACTTTTGAAACTATAAGTGAAAAGGATTATTCAAATTACACTGGTAAGTTTGTGAAAATTATTGTCGTCAATAAAGACAATCCGTATTGGTTTGATACATTCTTAGACAAGGTACATGCTGCTTCACCTTTACATGTATCGGTTGTGGACGATAATAAACATATGGATTTTTATGGAGATGATGATATAGAAGATGTAGAAGACACTCTAACTATCCTATCCAATTACATCGATGGATTAGAAATCCAAGGTAAGAAAAAGCCACTTAACGAATTGATGACAACGTTGTATAATGAAGCATTGGATGAACACTCTTATTTATGATAAACTTCAAAACTGTGAGGTGGAAGAACCTTCTTTCATCAGGCAACAAATATACTGAGATACAATTAGACAGAAATCAGACAACCCTAGTATTGGGTGAGAACGGTGCTGGTAAATCCACACTATTAGATGCATTGTGTTTCGGATTGTACGGACGTGGATTTCGGAATCTAAAAAAAGACTTATTGATAAACTCAATCAATCAAAAAGAAATGATAGTGGAGGTTGAATTTTCAATTGGCCGAAGAGAATACAAAGTAATACGTGGTGCAAAACCTAACAAATTTGAATTATATGTAAATGATATGTTGGTAGACCAAGACGCTACGGTTAAAGACTATCAAGAACATTTAGAAAAGAACGTACTCAAAATGAGTTACCGTTCATTCACACAGGTTGCTATCTTGGGGTCAGCAAACTTCACCCCATTCATGCAATTGAAATCGGCAGAGAGACGTAAATTAGTCGAAGACTTGTTAGACATTTCAATCTTTAGTACCATGAAAGACATTCTAAGAAAGAAAGTATCCGCACATAAGATAGAGTTGAAAGAAACTAACCATGAAGTTGAACTCATAGAAGAACGTGTGAGTGGTCTCAACGAACAGTTGGAAGCACTGAGAGAAACAAGAGAACTTAAGATTCAAAAGTACGAAGGTACTGTACAAGAAACGCAAGATAATATTGATACACTACTAGAAAAGGTAGGTGTTAAAGAAGAAGATGTGGTAAATAAGCTTGAGACCATATCAGACAGAGACCCACAGGGGGATAGACTTAAACAAGCAGAAGCAGTAGAACAACAACTTATAACTGCACGTAAGAAAGCACTGAAAGAAATAGAGTTTTATGAAAACCACGATGATTGTCCAACATGTAAACAGGGGTTAGACCATGAACACAAGACGAAACACATTGAAGAGAAGAAACTTAAGTCAGATGAAATCAAGGAAGCGCTGCTTTCTCTTGACACCACCCTCGAAGATACCCGAAATCGATTGGCGGAAATCACAGAAGTCCAACGAGAAATAGAATCCATTCAAAAACAGAAAGGTCTTTTACAAACTGAGATACTTTCAAATCAGAAGTTCATTACAAAGATTCAAAAGGAAATTGAAGAACTCAAAATAGAACAAAATGTAAGTTCTAATGTCCATGAACGAATCGAAGAATCAGAAGATACACTAGAGATTCTACACCAAAAACATAAGACACTAGTAGACCAAGCACACTACTTTGATATTGCTTCTACTCTATTGAGAGACCAAGGAGTAAAGGAAAAGATTATTAAACAGTATGTTCCTGTTATGAATAAGATGATTAACAAGTATCTTGCCCAATTAGAATTCTATGTTGGGTTCGAACTCAACGAAAGTTTTGAAGAGACTATCAAGTCAAGATTTAGAGACGTGTTTAAGTACGACAACTTCTCACAAGGTGAAAAGATGAGAATCGACTTATCACTTTTGTTTACTTGGAGAGCAGTTGCACGTATGAAGAACAGTGTGAACACTAACTTGCTTATACTTGACGAAGTGTTTGATTCATCACTAGACGTTAATGGAACAGATGACTTCATGAAACTATTAAACACCTTGACGGAAAAGACTAATGCATTTATAATTAGTCACAAGGGAGATGCACTGTACGACAGGTTCGAGAATGTAATTCGATTCGAGAAACATAAAAACTTCTCACGACTGGCGGAATAGGATAAATAGTAATATGAAAAGTTTTTCCGAATTTAAATCACCAAAAATAGAAGATATAAAGTTAGACTTACCTACAATAAGTGAGTTGACTGTATCCCCATACTACACACAGAGAGGTGTAGCAAATCCATATTATGATTTGGATATCAGTATGGATGCCATCACAGCACAAGTTGGTGAGGGTGATATTAAATTTAAGAATGTTGAGAGTGCAAGTGGACAAGAAATATTTTCTGTAGGGAATGGTAAGTTTTTTTTCCAAGTAGAAAAGAATGGAAGTGACACTCCATACTATGTAAGGACTACTAAGAGTGCTGTTAAATCGCACTTAGGTATGGGTAAACGAAAGGATTCGACAGCTTCATCTAATGTCAATGAGTTATTATCTGTATATTTTTTAGATAAACCCAGTGAGATGAAAATGGACTCCGTGGAATGGGAGATGGTAGTAGGTAAGAAGTCAGGCAAGACTGGTGTGTTACTTGGAGACGGAAGTTCGCTTACCTATGAGACCATGATTCAGTTGATAGATAAAGATGAAACTGCACAAAGAGACATCAAGATTGGTCAACACAATGCTAGAGCAATTCTCCAAGACTTAAGTGGTCAATCAATTAAGGATGTATACTGGACACCACGTGGAAAGCCAGGCGGTATCTCAGATAAGAACCCTTCAGATGTTATGGTTGAACTTTCGAGTGGAACATTTATAGGATACTCCAACAAAATTGCTGCTGGTAAAGATATGACACCAAAGATGAATGCATCTGCTGTCGCACAGTATGGTAAACTTAAGGATTCAAAACAATTAAAATCAGTTATGAATCACATTGATGTTGCATGGGATGAAGCAGTCAATAGTGTTAAAAACAAAGAAGTGCAAAAAGAGTTGAAAGTTAAATGGACTTCTAAAGTTAAGAGAGAGAAGTACACAGAAGGTGGTTCAAAATCTTCATTCTATAAGATAGGTCAACTATTTACTAAACATGGGTTGAGTTTTTATGCAGAAGATTTCTATTATCCATTTAGAAATTCTGTTATCCAACAGATGTCAAAACACTTGTCTAAACCAAACAACCTATTATACATGTTGAACACTATGGGGTATTACACTTATCCCGATGCTAACTCTACACCATGTCCATACAAGTTATTGATTGGTTCAGAGAGTGGGTCGAAGATGAAAGACGTAGGTGCTAATGAAGAATTAAAAGCAGTATGTCTCGATGAAAATCCTAAAAATTATGGGAACATCAAAGTCAATTACGTGAAGGGACAACAAAGTTTTACTTTGTCGTTTGTATATAAACCACTGAAGAAGTATTGTGAACTTCCCATTACCATGAGGACAAGGGCGTCCGGCGGATGGGCAGGTAAAGCATTATACATGAGTTCTTCAGGCATTAGGATTAAATAATGTATCAATTAGTAGAAGAAGCGAGTAAAGTATTAAGGACACGTCCAAGTGATTTTGATTTTGAGACAAGGGAAGACGCTGAAGAGATAGAGAGCAAATTGTCGGAGACCATGGAACAATATGGTGGTCTTGGTCTGAGTGCAAATCAAGTGGGACTAGATGCTAGAGTTTTTGTCATGAGAACACAGGACGGTATTCAAGCATTCTTTAACCCCGAGTTAACTAAAGTGTCTCAAGAAACAGACTTAATGAAAGAAGGGTGTTTATCGTTCCCCGATATATACCTTATGATTAAGAGACCCAAAGTGTGTGAACTCAGATGGAATAACGCTAAGGGAGAAGAACACACACAACTATTTGATGGTATCGGTGCAAGATGTATTCAACATGAACTAGACCATCTCAACGGTATCTTGTTCCTACAAAGAGCAAGTAAATTGAAATTAGAACGTGCTTTAAAATCACGTCCTAAAGAAAAACGAAAAAGACTAGATTATGAAAAACGACAAGCATATGCAAGATTCATCCAAGAACAACAGGAAGCTCAATCTAATAACTCAGAACGAGATGACATCTCCGCAAGAGAACCAGCATCTAATTCAGTGGTTTAGAGAAAACTTCAAAAACCTTCAAAGTGTTGGTGACGGTTCTGATTACTTTGGAATCAATATCATACACATACACGACCATTATATAAGGACACTCCTTAGACGAATTCAATTTGATTCAATCTCTACCATCTACAAAGATACTGGTCAGAGAATGTATCCCGAAATGTGTATTATGACAGAGTGGCCAATCGGTGGTTTTCAAGACCCACATAAAGATACCTACTCTTCAGCACAACTTCAATATGGTTTAGATGACGCTAATGCACCACCTAGAAGAGAGTGGACTCTTATACTAAATCTCAATAGCAACTTTGGTGATGGTAAGACATACTTCCCCGATGATGACTATACACACGACCCTGTATCGGGACAAGGAGTTCTGTTCCAAGGACTTTATCACGAACATGGTGTACAGAAGGTTCGAAGATGTCCTCGTTACACTATCGCCATGTGGTTCTCAGGCGACACAAACAACATGATGACCGACATGGTCACAGATGACCTTAGAGAAGACCAATTTTCTTTACTAGGAATGCAATTACCCACTAGACAAAGCCAGTAACTTTTTGATACTATAGTATCTGTTGGATTGATTAAGTCCTCGTAGCTCAACTGGATAGAGCAACAGCCTTCTAAGCTGTAGGTTATAGGTTCGACTCCTATCGGGGACGCCAATCCAAAAACCCCAAAATTAAATTTGACAATGCCCCTCACTTTTTTGTATACTATGTATATAATGAAAAAAGGAGATAATATGTTAGATACGAATTACATTGAAACTGGGTTAGATACCTGTCAATATACCATAGATGGTATAACAACCACTGCTATAATCAAAGAGGTTACCCCTCATCATTTATCAGTAAAACCTATCAGTAGAATGGGTAAGAATGTCTATGAGACTAATTTAGACACTACGTTTATAGGACAGACATTTTCTTCAGAATGTTACCCATATATCAACCTAGAGATATGGAGTGATGGAAGAGGATGTGATAATAGTGCAATCGGATGTAGTGGTTACTACGAATCATACACTCACTTTCTTGCAGAGGCATCGTAATGAAAATTCTTATATTACTTATTATAATATCAATATCTATATTGTTTGCAGTGAATACAACTCTATCAATGCCTGATGTATACGTATCAAATTCAACAGGTGACTGTATGGCAGTAATTAATTATGAAGGTTCATTATGGTCATGTGAAAACCTACCTTCCAAATACAACCACATATGGGTGAAGTAATGAAGTACTTAAAAGAGATTACAGACTGGGGCGACTATCCAGTCCCCAACCACACTTACATAGTTAACGATGCTAATCAACTGGTTGGTTACATCAAGACTGGGACTAAAGAAGAGATAATTTACAAGTCCCCAATGAAACAGTTCTCCAAGTCTAGGAGAAAATTTATTCAATTAAAAAGATAAAAGTTGACAATGCCCTTCACTTTTTTATATAATGGCTACATCAACTGAGGAAACAAATATGACAACAAGAAACCAAAAAGACCAACTCGCAAAACTAATGGCCACAGAGGACATTACTGTTGTTCATAGGAAGATTCCTACTGCTTACTTCGACATCAAGAACAGGATTCTTGCATGTCCTATTTTCAAAGAAGATATGTCAAACGAACTCTATGACTTGTTCATGGGTCACGAAGTTGGACATGCTTTATACACACCATACGAAGGTGTACACTCTGCTCTTGTTGAGAACAAGACACTTAAAGGTTACTTGAACGTTGTAGAAGACGTTAGGATTGAGAGAAAAATCAGAGACAAATTTGCTGGTCTTAGAAAGTCATTCTACAAGGCATACAATGAGTTGATGGAGAATGACTTCTTTGGTATCAAAGATAAAGACCTTCAGACACTTTCATTGATTGACAAAATCAACCTTATTACTAAGGTCGGTTCAAGAGTTAATATTTCTCTTACTGATGAAGAACAAGTTATACTAGACAAGTGTTACGCTTGTGAGACTTGGGAAGAAGTTGAGGCAGTTGCAAAAGAAATTTACGAATGGTCTAAGGAAAATGAGACTAGGGATGAGACCGATGAGTCAATCGTTCCACAAACTCTTGAAATCGGTGATGAAGAAGAAGATGAAGATGGAATGGAAGAAGAGTCATGGGGTGATGGTGACGATGTAGAAGACGAAGAAGAACAGTCAGAGTCATCTAAAGGTGGTTCAGACACTGAAGACACTATGCCTGACCTAGAAGAGTCAGAAGGACAAGATACCGCTGGTAACTTGGAACAGGAAGATGAAGTAGAAGAACCTACTCAAAAGAAAACTGGAAGTGGAAAAGAAGGTTCATACGGAATCCATGACGATGAGGACGGTGCTAGAGAGTCAATCACTGAACACTTTGCACACAATAACGAAGACCAATTTCTTTCAGATACAAACAGAATTATTACTCAAATCGACCTTCCTTCAAAGTTCAAAACAAATAAAGAAGTTATCGATGCTACTGAGATTTCTTTCAAGACAGTTCTAAAAGACTGGAACAATTACTACGTTCAGAACACTGATGCGGATGTTGAGGAGAGACAGGGTTGGAATAAAATCATGGCAAAAACATTGGTCGACAAGAATAAGAAACTTGTCAATCATATGGCAAAAGAATTTGAGATGAAACAAACTGCTCAAAGAAGTAAACATGCTTTTACTGGTAAGACTGGTAAGTTGGACATGAATAGACTTGCTAAATATCAAATCGTTGAAGACGTGTTCAAAAGAAGTGTTTACTTGCCAGAAGGTGAGAACCACGGTTTGACAGTTCTTCTAGATTGGAGTGGTTCAATTCAAAACGAGTGTGCTGACTTAATAGAACAGTCAATCATTCTCGCAATGTTCTGCAGAAAAGTTAATATCGCTCACAGAATTTACTTGTTCTCAGATTCATACAAGAGAGGTGAGAACAATGGGTCTTACTATGATAATGTAAATCTAGTAACTATCGCTTCGGATGAAATGAATAACAGGCAGTGGAATGAGATGATGCAGAACCTTGCTTCACTTTACTTAAACCACTACATCGATGGATTCTCATGGAAGGCAAGAAACAAATTACACGCTTGGTTGGATGAGAATTTCAATACAAACTACACTGAACTTGGATACTCATGGATTGCCACTAGGGTTCACCCAACTGGATACTCTCTAGGTGGAACACCACTCAATCAGTCTCTTGGAGTTCTCAGAAAACTTCTGCCTGAATTCCAAAGACAGTACGGTATTGAGAAATCAATTCTTACAGTAATCACAGATGGTTACTCTCACGGTGGTGCTTTGTTTGAAAAGGATGATGCTGAGAATGCTCAAATCAAAGAACAAAGTGGCGGAGATGACTACGGTTACATGACACAAGTGGATAGAGAGATAATTGACCCATACTCTAAAAAAGTTTACCCTTACGGTAGTGGTAGTCATTACAGAAATGCTTTTTCAATTACACAGAACTTACTGGACTGGATATCAAAAGAATGTAACGTTACAGTGACTGGGTACTTTGTTCTTGGTAGAAAACAAGACGTGTATGGTATCCTTAGTGAAACCGCTCCACACAAAGACTATGATGATTCTTGGAAAGAAATCAAGAAGACTGGTATGGTAGTGAAGTGTCACGGATACAACAAATTATTCTTGACTAGTGCATCACTTCTTGGTGCTACTGGTGATGATGAACTTTCAGATGACCTAGTTGATGCGAAAAAGGTCAGAGTTATGGCTGCTTTCAAAAGAAATCAGAAATCCAAAACTACATCAAGATTTTTAACTAACGAATTTATAAAGGAGATTGCATAATGGATAAAGTTATTTTAGAAAGGAATGAGTATAAGGCGTTTGTCAACAAGGTTGACAGCATGGCTGCTCAAGGAATCATGGTTCCACATATGGTTAACCACGATAAGGAATTGGATGTATTTGAAATCACACTATTGGATTCAGATATGGACACTACATTTTTACAGGAGCAAGTATAATGAATGCATTACAAGTTGAAGAGAGTTACTACATTTCACACACTACCGATTACAGTTCATTTGCAGATGCAATTCAGAACGTGGGCCCTGGGCCATGCACAGTCTTTGATTGTCCAAATCAAGTGAAGTGTAAAGAAGAAAAGGTTGAGTGTAAAGCATTCAGATATTGGGTGAACAATGGGTCATTTGAAACCTATTCAAAAAAAGATGGTGGTATGATATCTATAGAAAAAGGTGTAGGAAAGTTACTTCAACCAATAAAATAAACTTGACAAAGCCCCTCACTTTTTTATATACTACTAATGATGAGAAAAAAAGTTAAATAACGGAGACTATATTATGACTGATACAAAAAGAACTTACGACAGAAGCGAGTCGATAACAGTGGCGGGAAAACCGTTTCACTATACGCCTGATAGGAAAGAATTCCTAGAAACGTTGACCAAGACGTACCCTAATAAAACTTCCTTTACGAAGGAAGAGATTAATAACACTGGCCACTTCCCATATTGGATTAAATCTGCAAGGTATAATTTCAAAGAGGGTGTTGGTATCTTCAATCTTGAGGCTGCTATCAGTGGTTACAATGGTGGGTATGAACCCGAAGTTGTTACACCAAAAGTTATTCCGATTCCTGCTCAACCTGTTGCAAGTAACATGCCTGTTGCTGCTCAAACTGAGAGTGTGAATCTTATGTCGGATGCAAAAATAATTCCCGAGAAGATGGACAACTATGTTCCATTCGGACACTTCAAAGATGTTAAGAACATCATCAAATCTAAAATCTTCTTTCCAGTATTTGTTACTGGTCTGAGTGGTAACGGTAAAACACTTATGATTGAACAAGTGTGTGCCCAACTGAAGAGAGAACTCTACAGGGTCAACGTTACAATCGAAACCGATGAAGATGATTTAATGGGTGGTCACACTCTAGTCAATGGTAACATTGTCTACAGGGAAGGGCCAGTTATCAAAGCAATGAGAAAAGGTGCTGTCCTTCTTCTTGATGAAGTTGACTTGGGTTCAAACAAGTTAATGTGTCTACAATCAGTTCTTGAAGGTAAAGGATACCTAATCAAGAAAACTGGTGAGTGGGTTGCACCTAAAAAAGGTTTCACTATTCTTGCTACTGCAAACACGAAAGGTCAAGGGTCAGACGATGGTAAATTCATCGGGACTCAAATCATGAATGAGGCGATGCTTGAAAGATTTGCAATTACCATGCAACAAGAATATCCGCCAGTGGTTACTGAAAGAAAAATTCTTGAAATGGAAATGGCATTGACTGGTGAAGTTGATTCAGAGTTCACAACCAAACTGGTTGACTGGGCAGACATTATCAGAAAGACCTACTATGAAGGTGCTATTGATGATGTTATCACAACAAGAAGACTTGTTCACATCGTCAATGCATTCAGAATGTTCAATGACAAACTGAAGTGTATCACAATGTGTATCTCAAGGTTTGATGAAGAGACTAGGAATAGTATTCTCGACCTCTACTCCAAGATTGATGCTGGAGTGGACTTGAATGCAGAAAACTCTATTGACGAAATGGAAGACTAGGAGTATACTAGTATCATGTCAAACAAAATAGAATACAAATACAATGAGAAGGAACTCCTTTCGGAGTTCTCTTCTTATGTAGATGCCACATATGGTGCTCACTACTCTAAAGATAAGTTTCAGGCGACTGAGTTTATTATGGACGGTGGTCACGGTGAGGGATTTTGTATCGGTAACGTGATGAAATATGCACAACGATACGGTAAGAAGGATGGTTATAATCGTGCTGACCTTCTCAAGGTAATCCATTATGGATTCCTTGCATTGTACAACCACGATGTTTATAAGGAGACTAAGTAGTGATGAAAATTAGTGATGACACGAGGAATGTCTTAAAAAATTTCTCAACAATAAACCAAGGTATTAAAGTCAGTGAGGGCAACCAACTGAAAACAATATCGAATATGAAAAACATTCTTGCAGTTGCAACTGTATCTGAGGAATTTCCTCAAGATTTCAGTATCTACAATCTGCCAGAGTTCTTAGGTGCAACCAGTTTACTGGAAGACCCCGACTTTCAGTTCAATGATTCTTCTTTGAGTATTGCAGATAGCAATTCTTCAATGAATTATTTCTTTGCAAGTGAAGGTATGGTGGTAACGCCAGATAAAATGATTACAATGCCTGAGTCAGAAGTATCATTTGATGTGTCTTCAACACTGTTGAATGACCTTAACAAGGCTGCAAGTGTTCTAGGTGTAGGTGATTTGATTTTAAAATCAGATGGTACTACTATAACCTTAGAAGTTACAGACAAAAAGAATGACACTTCAAACACATTCAGCAGAGTTGTTGGAACTGGAAACGGTGTGTCTTTCATAATGAACTTTAAGATTGAAAACTTGAAAGTGCTAGAGGGAAACTATTCAGTTTCAGTATCTTCAAAAGGTATCTCTAACTTCAAGAACAAAGATATTGATTTGGAGTACTTTATCGCATTAGAACCCGATTCAAAATATGATATTTAACCTATATATTAGTGTGAGTATTGTACTAGTCTCTACAATTATCACGGGAGTAATTCAATCTCATCAATCTTCAAGGGTGAATTACACTGTGGACTCGGCGGGGAGTTCATCTCTATTATGAAAGAAGAATTTTTATACGTGGAAAAGTATCGACCTCAAACAATTGAGGATACGATACTTCCCAACCATCTAAAAGATACATTCAAAAAATTCGTTCAAGAAGGCGAGATACCTAACTTATTACTTTGTGGTTCTGCTGGTGTTGGTAAAACAACAGTTGCAAAAGCACTGTGTAATGAGATGGGTGCCGACTTCATTGTAATCAATGGTTCGGACGAGGGTAGATTGATTGATACCCTAAGAACTAAGATTAAAAACTTTGCATCTACAATGTCACTTAGTGGTGGTTCAAAGGTGGTGATACTAGACGAGGCAGATTATATTTCTGCTGACTCAGTTCAACCTGCTTTGAGAAACTTTATAGAAGAGTTCTCTTCTAATTGTAGATTCATCTTTACTTGTAACTACAAGAACAGAATTATTGCACCACTACATTCTAGAACAACAGTGATTGATTTTTCAATCAAACCTTCAGAGAAACCTCAACTTGCTCAAGACTTTATGAAAAGGTTGATGGGTATATGTACAACCGAGGGAATCGAATACGAACCAAAAGTTCTTGCTGAACTGGTTATGAAGTTCTTCCCCGACTTTAGACGTTGTCTGAATGAAGTGCAACGATATGGTATTGGTGGTGTCATTGACACTGGACTTCTATCTACACTTAGTGAAGAGAAGTTAACACCTCTTATTGATATGATTAAAGAAAAGAACTGGAGCAGTATGCGAAAGTGGGTTGGTCAAAACTCAGACAATGACTTCAACACATTGTATAGAAAAGTGTTTGATTCATTAGAGAATCGACTCGCACCATCTTCAATCCCAGCATGTGTTCTTATTATTGCGGACTATCAATACAAGTCTGCTTTTGCTATGGACAATGAGATTAACTTTGTTGCATGTCTAACAGAGATTATGACAGAGTGTAAATTTAAGTGATTGAAATACTTATATGGAGTCTAATAGTAATTACATGGGCATCATATGGGATGCATGTTTTAAAAGAATATTTACGATTTAACGGAGAAAGAAATGATTGAACCAAATATGAAAAAACCAAGTTTACTTAGAAGAACTTTGTTCGCTCTCGTGAATGGATGGCGAAGAGTTATGGATGTAAGATACAATCCTTTAAAATATATACCCGACCCAAGTTTACAAACCTACTTTATGCTAGTGTTGTTTACTATATGGTCAGTGTTTTTCGGTTTCTTGGCGGCAAACTATCTAGGTTTCTTTAACTACAATACAGTAGCAAGTATTATTATACATTGTGCTATACTACTACCTTTGGCATTTACCAACGCAATCTTTATAGATGCAGAGAGAGATGGACACAAATGGTTAAAGGAATGGCAAGAAGAGAGAAGTAGATACAAGTTAGTTGTGAATAGACTTAAAAATAAAAATCTAACAATTTGGAATCCAAACGAAGAAGCATAATGGCAATATCAGATGAAATGAGAGAACAACTTGAAATGGTTATCCAATACGGTGACCAAGTAAAGGCAATGTTCAAAGAACAAGATGACGTTGACTATGAGATTGGTGACTACGATGAACCTATCACACAACTGTTAGGTCATATGAATGAAGTAATGGAAACTATTGACGGTGGTTGGTAGTGGGTAAGTTAAGACAATGGTTTAGAAACTGGTTTGATAATCAAGTTGAAAAATCATGGCAAAGAAAAGCAAACAGAATGTTTGAAAAAGGGAGAAAAAAATGACACAATATGATGAATCAGTCCAACGACAAAGAGATATGATTGATGCTGAAGAGTGGTCATCCAAAATCAAATCTATCCATGTACACTCATTCGATTCAATGCACTATGACACTAGACCCGAAGACACTGCAGATGGTAAGTCTGTGACAGACCATGAGTTCAATTCAGGCATTGTTCAACGATATCAGAATGGAAAACTAATCCATACCTTCGGGAAAGAACTCAAAGGTGAAGAACTTCTTCGTGCCTTTGTAAGAAACCACTAAGTGTCAAAACAAAATCCATTTGACTTCGTAAAGTCCGTATCTCATGATAAGAAAGATATCATGCCAGATGATGTGTCCGAGAAATCATATGCACCCTTTTTAACCAACAAAGCATTATCTTATCACCAAGATTCGCTTTTTTTCGCTAATGAGATGAACACTAGACACGGTACAGAAAACCGTCTTCAATATGTGTTTTTACTAAATACTCTTAGGAAACGACAAAGATTCTCACAATGGCAGAAACCATCTGTAAGTGTCAAAATCGATACTGTTAAGGAGTATTACGGAGTAAGTACAAAAGTAGCTAAAGATTACATAAATGTACTAACCGAATCTCAATATAGACAATTGAAAAAAAGAATGAAAACTGGTGGTAAACATGATGACTGAAAAAGATTATTTAATAATCTCATCTCTCGTTGAAATAACATTTGAAGAAAAGGACGACTTCCTAAAGATTAGGGAAACGTTGTCACGTATAGGTATTGCATCACGAAGAGAGAAAGAACTATTCCAGTCGTGCCACATCCTACACAAAAGAGGAAAGTACTACATAGTACACTTCAAAGAATTGTTTCAGTTAGATGGGAAACAAACATCCATATCAGAGAGTGATATCTCACGTAGAAACACTATCTGTAAACTATTGGAACAATGGAAGTTGATAACGGTCTTAGACCAATCTAAGATTACACTACAAGCTCCACTATCACAAATTAAAATCATCCCATATAAAGAGAAAACTGAGTGGAAATTGACCACTAAATACACTATTGGGGCGACAAATACCTAAATACCTCCTGTAATAACTTAATAGGAGAATTTTATGTTAGAATTTCTACAATGGGTTATAGCATGGGTACAAGTGATTCCTTGGTTAGTAATGGGCGCATCCCTAATTGCAGCTCTTACACCAACACCAGTCGATGATGGATTGGTAAAAAAAGTATATAAATTGTTAGACTGGTGTGCTTTAAACATCGGCAAAGCAAAGGACTAAATAAAAAAACGTAACAGTAGGAGTATATTATGTTTATTTTAGAATGGTTGAAATCATTATTCAACACATCAAAAGCAGTAGAACCAAAAAAGGTAGTAGCAAAGTCTAAGACCTCAGTTGCAGAGTTAAAAAAACTTACAAAGCAACAACTATTTGACCTCGCCGATAAGAAAGGCATTAAGGTTAAGAAGAGTGGTACTAAAGCAGAAGTGGTAAAGCAGATTAGTTCTGCTAAATAACCTATTTGTCTTTCGTCAAATCTGAAGGGAGCTTATGCTCCCTTTTTTTGGACGCTAAGAAGGTATTTGTATAAATAAAGGCATGGAAGAGATATTTAATCTTATTGCGGACGTGGGAGCGCCTATAGCAGGTTCAATTGTTATGGGGTTCTTCATCTTTATAGTTATCAAACAGATACTTGAAGGTATCGTGGAAAACATAAAGACGTTAACAATCTTCTGTAAGAGTTTAGAAAATCGTGCTAGAACCATGTCAAATGAGATGGTTAAAATAGATTTGTTAGTGTCGGCAGCTTTAGATTTAAGACCCGACATAGACAGAGTTGCACGTGCAGAGAACTTTATAGAGGACGGAAAGTTAGATGTCCGAAGAGATTAATATGGATGTAGCACAACTGATTAATGATTTCGGGTTTCCCGTTGTCATGGCAGTAGGACTAGGTTACTTCATATATTATGTGTGGTGGTTCATCGGTGAAAAGATTGACCCACAAATTGAAGAAATGCATATGGCACTCATTAGAGTCATAGACCAAACTAGAATGCTTGACCAAGATATGATTAGGTTACAGCAGAAAGTTGATGTAGTGTTAGAGTATCGTGCTAGACAAGAGGTACTTGAAGATGCAGAAAAAGAGAAGGCCTTTGAAAAACAAAAGAAAACTACTAAAGGGTAGTTACGACTTATACATTATTAACGCTTGTAATTTACACTGCAAAGGATGTAGTGTATTAGATTATAAAGGTAGGGTTACAATAGGGCATATGACCACTGAGGACATAAGTCAATTGATAACCAAGTTGGACAGTTTGGGTATTATACTTGAAGAACTCAAGATTTTAGGTGGAGAACCTACACTTCATAAAGAGTTCAGTAGCATAATTGGTATGTTACTTGCATATAAAGGTATGGTGTTCAAAAAGTTGACGGTGGTAACAAATGGATTACTGTTAAAACCTAAAGTGGTAGAGACACTTAAGTTAGTAGACCATGTTATCGTTTCGGTGTATCCGAACATGCCAGTAGACCAAGAGATGATGAAATCGGGAATTGCAAATGAAATTTCCGAAGAGACACTCTTAGAGTTTTGGCCACAAAGTTTGTTTGAACAATACGGTGTGGCAGAAACTAGAAGTGGGTTGGCACTCTCGGGAACTACTGCAGAGGAGAACTGGAATAACTGTTGGCAAAAAGATAACTGTTTGACATTGACTACCAAGGGTCTATATCATTGTACAATATCAATGAATGAAGACTCAGATATGCAAGAGTATAGTACGGCAAAAGAGTTAGTAGAGTTTGTGGAACGTGGGAAACCTTTGGATATGTGTTCGAAGTGTCCATGGCCACCGAAGATGGGAAAATGGTCTTCGTTAAAACCTGAAATAGACTCTAAGAATTATATTAAAGGCGTGGAACTGATACACGCAATTGAGGTGGACAATGAGAAAGATATTAGCGGTAATGATATTGTGCTTCACGGTAAGCGCATACGGTACGGAGATAGTACATAAGTTTAAAAATCCGTCATTTAGTGGGCAGGGAACTGGTTCACACTATTTGACAATTGAAAACCAAGAGTCAAGTCGTAAAAAAGCGATAAAGGACTCTCTTGAGGCTGCTGCTAAAGCGGCACAAAGGGCGGAAGAGAATACTACGCTAGCTAAATTTATAAGAAATTTAGAAAGCAGAATTTATGCTGAGATGTCAAAACAGTTAGTTGAAAATATGTTCAACAATGACAATCCAGTAAGATACGGTTCCTTTGTATTAGAAGGGTCAACTGTAACGTATGAAGTTATAACGAATGGAGATGGTACAGAGTTTATTAAAATGACCATCATAGATTCGAATGGAACAACAACAGTTATCGAAATACCAATTGGTAGTGGTAATTTCGGGAGTGATGGCGATGCGAATTCTGGCGGTTAGTTTTTTACTAATACTTACAGGTTGTGCATCCATACCACAATGGTCAGATGTACCACAAGATTGTAATGATAAAGCAGGAAAATATGTTGAGGGTCTAGATAGACACTTGACTATGGGAATCAAAAAACAATTAGCACGAAAATATATTTGTGTTGATGAACCCGAAAATGTAAGACTACCATCTTACATTCAGTTGTTGGAATTACCTGCTGCTGAAAGTCGACCAGTAGTTGCAGTATACGGATTTATAGACAAGACAGGACAAAGAAAAGCAAGAGAAGGAATAGCAGACTTCTCTACTGCAGTTACACAAGGTGGAACTGAAATGCTAATTGATGCACTTAAGACTGCTGGTGGTGGAACATGGTTCCGTGTAGTCGAGAGACAAGGATTAGATAACCTAGTAAGAGAGCGTCAAATTATTAGGTCTGCTAGAGAAGAGATTGGTAAAGAAGGTGTTGCACCACTTCTATTTGCTGGAATGCTTCTCGAAGGTGGTGTAATTGGTTATGATACAAATTTAGAATCAGGTGGACGAGGCGCACGTACACTTGGCATAGGTTTTAGTAAGCAGTATAGAAAGGATGCAATCACAGTTTCATTACGTGCAGTATCAGTTCTTACTGGTGAGGTTTTGTTAAACGTCCAAACAAGAAAGACTATCCTTTCTTATGGTTCTGGCGGAGACTTGTTTAGGTTTTATGAACAAGGAACTCAACTAGTAGAGTACGAGGACGGTGTGGGTAATAATGAGTCGGTGACATACGCTACACGTACTGCTGTTGAAGCAGCCGTGTATGAGTTAATTATCCAAGGACACGATAGGGGTTTTTGGAGTATAGAAGGAAGAGAAAAATATGAATAAACTAAGAAGTTTAAGTATATTATGTATTTTGTGTGGATTCACAAACATGCTCTCAGCAGCAGCCTCTGACGATAACGAAATCAACATAAATCAAACTGGTGACACTTTGACGTTGTACATCGACCAAATAGGTTATGGTAACAAAATAGGACTTGATAACTTTGACAGTAGTTCAAGTGCTATGCCAATTACTGGTGTATCATTATCGTTCAATATAGACCAAATAGGTAATAGTAACCTTCTTTTTGGTAAGGTGACAGCTGACAGTTCAACATATGTTTTAGAGTGGAATGGTAGCTCTAATGTTTGGGATTGGATGATTGGAGAAACAGGTTCATCTGATAGTTCTAACTATCTAGTTGATATCACTGGAGATTCAAACACTATGGATTTAGACCAAGGTTCATTGGTTAGTGCGGACAGGTTAGATTTTGATTTAACAGTTTTGGGTAGTTCAAACGTATTTGATGTGGATATAGAAACAAATGATGTCACATGGAATATGGATATTACAGGTGCTTCTAATAATATTAATACATTGCAAAAGGATGCTAACTATCATTCTCTCACCATGGAGTTAGATGGTGACGGCGCAGATGTTGACATAAACCAACTAAGTGGTACATGTCCTACAGGTATTAACACTTGTAAGGGTATAATCACATTAGATATTACTAGTGACAACTCAACCATACAGATTAATCAGAAAGACACAACTACTGATTCTTAATCTGATGCTCATTAGTGGGGTCGCATCTGCAGACCCCATTGGTGGTATTGTTGAGTCATTGGGTGTAGGGTCTATACTGAGAAACAATCAACCATTGGGTCATAGTGTTGGGACAGATATAGTCCTGTACGATGAAGCGGTGACTGCTAAAGGTAGAATGTTAATTGAGTTTTTGGATAATGAGGAATTATCATTAACTGAAAATTCTAAAGTGTACATAGATGAAGTTTACTATGACCCAAACCCATCGCTGTCTAAGATGTCATTACGTATGGCACAGGGTACAGCAAGATTCGCTTCGGGTGCTGGTACTAAGATAAAGAAAAGAAATATCTCGGTACAAACACCTACTGCACAAATTTCAATCAATGGTACAGATTTCACGACAACCGTGGATGAGCTCGGAAGGAGTCTCATAGTACTTTTGCCTGATGACGATGGCATTTCTTCAGGTGAGATTATAGTTACAAATCAAGGCGGTTCTGTTACAATTAACCAAGCATATGAAGCGACAATGGTTAGTAGTATATCGACTGCACCATCACCATCAATCATAATACAAAACATCACTCCAGCAATTATTGACAATATGTTTATTGTTAGTCCGCCAAGAGAAGTACAAGACCAAATTAATCAACAAGTTGAAGACGACCTAGATAAAGACAAAGGGGCTCTTGACCAAGATTTCTTAGCATTCGATGAATTGGAACAAGATGCACTAGAGAACACTCTTGCAGATTTAGATTACAATGCATTAGACATAGATTTTCTAGATGTTGATTTCTTGGTGGATTTACTAGATGTTGTTGAAGAACTTGTTAGGACAACAGCGAAACTTGCTGATGCACAAAAACCTACAGGTGTAGCAAAGGGTGAGTTCACACTTGATGGTGGAATCTTTGGTAAGAACCCCGACAGTCAATACAATATCTTTCTAGAAGACGGTGGAATTGTTTTCTATAGAGATGTTGATGGAGTTATCAGTTTACGGTTCGCTGGTGGCTCTTCTGTGACATTAGAAACCTTCGTAGACGGTTATGAAGGAATCATTACCACCAATGGTGGTAGCGATAGTGTAGTTGTTATTAAACAAACGAACTAAATAGTAAGAGGAAACATATGAACGTATTTAAAAAAGTTGTAAAATGGCATAAGACATGGACGTATCGCATACAAGACGAATTCGATATCGATGATTATGACCTAATATGGTTTTATTATTTTCAAGGAGTTGCTACGGTAATTATTTTACAATGGATTATATAAAGCAAACATTCATAGTGCTAGTCTTAGGACTAGCACCCTTAGTCTTAGCAGACAACGAATTGACCATAGAACAGAGTGGTGATACTTTTCAATTAGGTGTAGAGCAAATTGGACACAGTAACGAAATCCAAATGTTAGATAGTAATTCATATATTACAGCAACAAGTTTAGATATGTATTTGGTTCAAGTCAATACAAACTCTTCCACACTTCCCAACTCAATCACATTTGATGAGATTAGTGGTACAGGTAATCAAATGAAACTTGCTCAGGGAGCTGCATGGACTACACTTGATTCTGATACTGATTTAACTTGGTGGGTGGATAACTATGAGAGTGGTGGTCATGAAATAGATATCACCTTGTATGGCGACTATAATCAATTAGCAGTTCAACAAACAAATCAAACAGGCGCACTTGATGGTCATGACTTCGATTTACACTTAGCAGGTGACCATAATGAAGTGCAAATAAAACAACAAAGTAACGGTGCAAAGAATGTAGACCTTACAATTTACAACGACTATAACGATGTATTTGTTAGACAGAAAGGGAATGGTGCTACACACAATGCCAATATTACTCTTGACGGACTATATGGAACTGATTTAATTTTAAAGCAGATGAGTGCAACAAACCAATTGTATAATGTATCCGTAAACTGCTTAACAATAGGTGGTTGTAGTGTATCGGTTACACAGGAGTAGTTTCGAGAAGTACATACGTAGAAGGTACGGATATCCTTTAATGCATATTGGAAATTTTGTTGATGTGTATGTCTAAATAGATGTATGGCATATTCAGAAGAAGTAGTAAAAAGATTCGAAGCAGTTCTTGCAAATCCCAAGAAACATTCAGTTGGTAGATTAGACCAAGACGACCCCAAAGTTGCAACTGGACTTGCAGGCGCCCCTGCTTGTGGAGATGTCATGCAACTTCAACTATTACTAGATGATGATGAAAGAATCATCGATGTAAAATTTAAAACATATGGTTGCGGAAGTGCAATCGCAAGTTCATCTATGTTCGTAGATATGATGATGGGTAAAACCGTTGAAGAAGCAAAACTCATCAAAGATAAAGATATCGCAGATGCATTAGACTTACCACCAATCAAACTACACTGTAGTGTCTTAGCTGAAGATGCAATCAGAAAGGCAATGATTAATTACGAAAGTAAGAAAAATTCTAAAATAGGACACAACAATCCACCACCACTTTCGAGAGAGGACTTTATAGAATGAGTGAATGTCCACCCGAGTTTTACGAGTGTCTAACTGAAGAAGAGTATGACGACATATTAGACCTGTTCGAAGAGAATGATATGGTCATGCCAGAATCTTTGGGTGATGTAGAAGCTGCATCTGATTTCGTATGGCAGGTTCTCTTCCTATCACCAATAGAGTTAATTTACATAGGTATATCAATGTCAGTTCTGGCAACTTATGGATTAAGCATTTACTATATGTTTAAGTGGATACAAAAGAAATTTAGTTAATGTATAATTGGAAGACAGTCTTAGTGACTATCGGGTTACTAGTAGGACTTAAAATTTGGTCACCATACATTGTAGAAAATATACAATGGTCATGGTTTGATTTTCTACATCAACAACAACCTGTACTTCAAGTTGACGATATCATACTTGTTGATATTGATGAGAAGACATTAGAAACATATGGACAGTATCCATTACCAAGAAACATCTATGCTGAAATTATGTTGGAAACACATTGGAGTAACACTCATGTGTTCACCCAACTGTTTAAAGAAGTCGATAGATTCGGTGGTGACGAGATATTTGCTGAAGGTCTAGTAAATAGACTTTCTATCCTATCTTCAGCTCCAACAATACAAAAAGATACAGGAACTGCACCTTTCGTCAATACTTCAGTGTTTGGTGGGGGTGTTATAGAAGATAACATCTGGCAGTTTTCAGGAATTGCATCTCCAATCAGGATACTTCAGGACAATACTTACGGTGTTGGAGTAAGTGTAACCACACCTAGTGTATCGGGAACACCAAATTTTGATGGTACAACTCGCTCTGCACCCCTATTAGTTCTTGCAAATAATCAAATCTATCCAAGTGTTGCACTAGAAACACTACGTGCTATACAAGACCAACCTTCGTATCAGACCCGTGTAACTGAATCAGGGATAGAATGGATTAGGATGGGACGTGCTAAACCAATAACCACCACACCAACTGGTGATGTGATGATATCATATTGGAACCAATTCAAAAGAGTTAGTGCTAGTGAACTCTCTAATTCAGATTATGAGAATAAGATTCTAATATGGGGTTTGACTGCTGAAGGTCTGAATAATCCAGTGTCAACTCCAGTGGGTGTATTATATCCCCACGAAGTGCAAGCGAACCTAATCCAAACCGTTTCGCAAGAAGTTCAAATACAACAATCTTACTATCTCGAATTGCTTGAGATTGCTCTTTTGGTGATAGCACTTCTAAGTATTCTACTCGTGGTCTACAATGTTCCCACAATTTTTGCGGGTCTAGTGAGTCTAGGTATTGTTGGATTTCAGGTGGGTGGGGGGTTCTATTTGTGGACTTCGTCTTTCGTTCTTTTCGATACTTTCTACTCATCGATAGCCTCCTTGATGATTTTCGGTCATGCTTCCTTCAACAAATACTATACGACCTACCAACTCAAAGAAGAAATTAAGAAGCAGTTCCAAAAGTATTTATCGCCTGACATGGTTGACCAACTCGCTGAGAACCCCGAATTATTGAAACTTGGTGGAGATAGAAAGGAACTTACCTTCATGTTTATGGACATATGTGGATTCACCCCCATAAGCGAACACTACATGAAACAAGATGACCCCGAAGGATTAGTAGAACTTGTCAATAAATTTCTTGACATGCAGACAAAGATAATCCTAAATAATAATGGAACAATTGACAAGTATATGGGTGATTGTATTATGAGTTTTTGGAATGCACCGTTAGATTGTCCCGACCATGCCGAGATGGCAGTCAAGTCTGCAGAAGAAATACTAATCGCAACCAAGGAACTCAATGAAGAACTCAAACCACTCGGTCTTCCCCCTATCAATGTTGGCATTGGTATTAACACTGGTGAGTGCATCGTTGGAAACATGGGGTCAGAACTTAGATTTGACTATTCCGTCATTGGAGATGCCGTCAACCTTGGTGCTAGACTCGAAGGACAAACACGAAATTATGATGGGGTGGACGTGTTGCTGGGCGAAGAAACATATAGACAGTGTCCATCTAGAGCATTCACTAAAGTCGATAGAATCCTTGTCAAAGGTAAATCTGAAAAAGTTACCATTTATACCCCCACCAACTGAACCACCAACTAATCTCGATTGGGTCTTATTTGTAGGACTGCAAGCAGCAGATATCTATACCACATACCGTGGACTAAAATATGATTGTGTAAAGGAGGCGAACCCAATATTCGGAGAACGTCCCGATTTAAACGATTTGTTTGAGAAAAAGTTTATCATACTTGCACCAGCATTATTATATGACTATGATACTCAACAACTTACAAGTAAGTCAATGATGGGTTTAAATACTTTTATGACAATAATAATAGTGAATAATCTCCACGTCCTCGATAGAGCTAAAACCTCTTGTAAAAAAAGATAAAAACCCCTTGAAATTTTAGAAAAAACCCATATAATAGTAGTATGGTGTTATAAATACCATTGTAAGAGAACTTAAAAAGAGCTCGGATTTGGAACTTGGATTGGGCAACGCCGACATCAAGTGACCCCATTTCTTCAAAAGAGCTCGGTTCTCGAACATTAATGCAATGCTCATTAGAGGTTGCACATTATAAACTTGCTTAATAAAGGAGAAAAGCTATGACACATTTCAATGATGTCTTCGGGAAATTTTCAACAGAATTCCCATTCGCAATCGGGTTCGACAGAACTCTTCAACTATTAGAACGTGCAGATGTACAATCTAATTCTAACTATCCACCTTACAATATTGTAAAACACGATGCAGAGAACTTCTCTATCGAACTTGCAGTAGCTGGATTTACCAAGAAAGATATTACTATCTCAAAAGAGAAAGAAGTTCTTTCAATCGAAGGTAAACAAAAGGAAGGAGACGAACTTGAGTATGTCCATAAAGGACTCGCATCACGTTCATTCAAAAGAACATTCACACTTGCAGACGACATTGTCGTTAAAGGTGCAGACATGAAGAATGGTATTTTGAGTGTTAGTTTAGAGAGAATTGTGCCTGAGGAAGACAAACCTCAAGAAATCAAAATTTCTTAAAAACCCTCTTTACGATACGCCCTTTATATTGTATACTGGGTGTATCTTCTATATTATGTAGAAGCGATATAAAGGAGAAAACTATGTTAAATGTAGGTGATAAAATCCCTCAAGTGAATCTTCCGATTCAAGTCGATGGTGAATTCAGAACTTTGGATACACTTAAACAACTAGAGGGCAAAAGAGTAATTCTTTTTGCATTGCCAGGCGCATTTACTCCAACATGTTCCAACCAACAACTGCCAGGATTTGATTCCATGTTTGAACAGTTTGATGAGAAGGGCATTGAAGAGATTTATTGTTTGTCTGTTAACGATACTTTTGTTATGAACAGTTGGTTCGAAGCACAAGACGTACAGAGAGTTTATCCACTGCCTGATGGTAATGGTGAATTCACACAAGCAATGGGTGCCTCAGTGGAAAAAGGTAACGTAGGATTCGGTATCAGAAGTTGGAGATATGCCATGGTTATAAACGATGGTGTTATTGAACAGATGTTTACTGAAGAAGGTCAAGATGATAACATCAACAGTGACCCTTACGAAATATCAACTCCCGAGAACGTATTAGAGAATCTTTAATATGGAACTGAGTAGGGAAGATACCATATGGGTAGCGAGCAAGCTCGTTAACTATTTTGCAGACTTCGACAGAATTGACGATTATTTTCGTGCAAGGAAAGTCGAACGAGTAAAGGACTTACCTGCTCCGTTGTTCGGATTCGGTCTTGAGGATGACATGTTTCAAAACTATGACATGCATCCTCGGGACATGAATTTTGAGGTTACAACAATACCAAATGAAACATTTGATGCGATGTTGGAAAAAACTGCATCATTCTCGCCTGATGAATCGCCAGGCAAAACTATGAAACTCGTAGTTAAGGAAACCAATACAAACACTGTAGTGGGATTCATAAGATATGGTTCACCACTAATCAATTCAAAACCAAGAAACGATTACCTTGGTTCTACACCCGACTTAGATATATTCAACAAACGTGCAATCATGGGATTCAACATTGTCCCTGTACAACCATTTGGATATAATTATCTTGGTGGTAAACTTCTTGCCGCTATCTGTTGTTCACACGAAACACGTAGAATGTTGAACGCTAAATATAACACAGAGTTCTGTTTATTTGAAACAACATCTTTATATGGTAACATCAAAGGTGCAAGTATGTACGATGGTATGAGACCATTCTTAAGATACAAGGGTGATACACAGAGTAAGTTTTTACTTACACTAGGCGAAGAACTATACTTTGAACTAAGAGATTGGTTCACCGATAGAAACGATGGAGAAGACTTGATACACAAAGGTGCTTCATCTCGTAAACTAAAAATGCAGACTAAGATGGTTAGTCTAGTAAAACAGAATTTAAAGAAACATGACTCCATAGGATATGACCACTTCTGTAAAGCAATTGAAAATGCAAGTGGTGTAACTACACAGAAAAGATTCTACATGTCAGAATGGGGATACAGTAATACAAAAGATGTATTGCTTGGTAAGACTGATAAACTAATCAAAGCAGAAAACTTTGATAGATTTGAGATGGATGGTATCCTCGCATGGTGGACAAAACATGCTAGTAAAAGATTTGATAATGTTATCAAACAAGGAAGAAATCGTACAGAGTTAGAAGTGTGGAATCAAAACACTATGAACAAAATAGATATTATAAGATGAAAATAGGATTCACATGTGGTGCATTTGACCTTCTTCATGCTGGTCATATTGTAATGTTAAAAGAAGCATCTGAGAACTGTGACTACCTAATTGTGGGATTACAAACAGACCCTTCAATCGACAGACAAGAAAAGAATCAACCATGCCAATCAGTATATGAAAGGTACATACAACTAAGAGCAGTCAAATACGTAGATGAAATTCTACCATATGACACTGAACAGAGTCTGTTAGACTTGATACAGTCTACAGAGATTCATATGAGGTTCGTAGGAGAAGACTACATAGGTGGAGATTTCACTGGAAAAGGAATGCATGAAATATATTATACAGATAGACAACATTCATTTTCCACAACCAATTTAAGGAACAAAGCGGGACTAGTATAACGGTCATTACGAGGGGTTACCAACTCTTAGATAACAGTTCGATTCTGTTGTCCCGCTCCAATATATTATGCTAGATAATTTTTATACAGAAAAGACATATCAAAAGACAATTAGGATATTAGTCTATCCTAATATCACATGGCAGAAGAACTTAGAACAAGATTCTTATGTACAAGTGTTAAAGAATATGATTCGTGAAACACAGAACGAACCGTTCTACTGGCATATCATATCACCAACCCATATAGATGGATTGACATTCGATAATACGGAACAGTATTTACTACCAGTTCCTACATATCCACCAGTAATGAGAGCACACTTTGATGTAGAATCAGTGAGGAGACTAGTGGGTCATGATAAAGATTTTGATATCATCATGTCACACTTGCCAGAACATACTCACCAGTTAGTAAATACAATTTACAACATGACACACCACACACCAAAGGTTATTGGTTACTCGCATTGGTTTGACTTTGACCATATAGTTGCCTGGCACAAAGGTACATTCAATCAGAATGCTACAGGTCTGTTAGAGTACGATAGATGTTATATCAATACACAATGTCAGAAAGATATGGTATTGAATCAAGCAAGAGATACGTTCAATGAGAATACTGTATCTAAACTAGACAACATTCTAAAAGTTCAACACTTGGGTGTACACTTAGATGATATTGTCAGTGTGAATAACACCCCAACAAGAACTATAGTATTCAATCATAGATGTGAAAAGTACAAACACTTTGATGAGTTTATTGCTTTGATGGATGCATTGTGGGAACAGAGACAAGACTTTAATGTTTGGGCACCATTGTTTGATGGTAGTTTCAGTAAACCATATCTATCAAATGAAAAGTTTGATAAGAAAGGATATTACAAAAAACTAAATGAGTGTTACATGGGATTTGCACCTAAACAAAAGTATGGTGGTTGGAGTGTTGCTGCTACAGATGGAATGATGAATGGATGTCCATACATATTCTATGAGGGTGACTACTATCACGAATTGCAAGATGACGCTGACTTCTTTACTACAGATGATGAATCACTCAAACTAATCAATGAGTATCTAGACGATATCGATTTAAGAAATGATAAAGCAACTCAAGCACAAGATTGGTTGAGAACGCATCTACTATACAGTACAGAGATGGATAAGATGTGTGATGAAATTAAATCACTTCTATCAAAAGCAGTATGCTCACCTAAAGTAGATGAACTTGTGGAGTATGTAAAGGAACATAAATCAGTAACTAAGAAGGAATTGTTTGATACCATGGGATGGGGAAGAGGAATTAAATGGACACCTTACAGACGTGCCTTGATGACACACCCAAACATATATGACACTACCAGTAGTGAATCCACATACAATTGGAGAGAGGAATGAGTCAACCATTATTTGACAATGATGTTTACTGTGTAGTAGACAATGAAAAGGCAGAATTAGCAGGTATCAAAATTCTACATGGAGAATATGAAGGCGCCATATATTCGTATGGTAAGGTTGAATTCGAAGATGGTAAACCTAACATAAATTTCGAAAGAACATTTCATGTAGTCCCCGAAGGTAAAACTTTAGATGAACTAAATACCAGCGAAGAATTAAATAAATTGATAGGTGATATCCTTGTGGAACTCATCTCTCATCAAATCGCAAAGGAAGAAAATAATGAACAAAGAAGTATTGAAGGAGCAGATTAAGAGACACGAAGGAGAAGTCCTTGAAGTGTACGCTGATTCACTAGGATATTTAACACTAGGTGTTGGACATCTAATCAAAGAAGGTGATGCAGAACATGGACAACCTGCTGGAACTCCAGTAAGTCAAGAAACAGTTGATGCATATTACGAAGCAGACTTTGACAAACATGTCGAAGAAACTATTCATGTATTTGAATCAAAGGGTGGAGAAGATTTCTATGACCTACCCGAAGACATTCAACACGTTCTAGTTAACATGACATTCAACTTAGGTGGAACAAGATTCGGTAAGTTCAATAACATGTGGAAAGGTGTTGTTGCTTGTGACTGGGAAAAAGTTGCAGTCGAAATGGAAGACTCTAGATGGTTCGGACAAGTTGGAAGAAGGTCAGTAGAACTCCAACAAATGGTTCGAAACTGTGACTAGAGAAATCCTTGCAGTAAAATTAATCGGTGGTGAGGTTGTCATTGGATATGTCACTAAGAACCGATGGAAAAAGGAAATAGTTATAGAAGAGGCACAAGAGTGTCTCATTACGTATGCTGAAGGTAGAGCAGAGGTAGAACTCGCACCTTGGAATCCATATGCTATGGACTATACGTTTAAGGTACCATTACATGCTGTAGTTACTACATTCAAAGTGAGACCAAATTTAGAAATTAACTACAAGAAAAGTACAGGTAATATTAAGGAAAAATAATGGCAGATTTATTAAGAGCATTAGAAAAGAAACTAGAGGGTGATGTTGCAGTTCACACTGCAAACGCTATGGTATATCAATCAAACCCAACAGGGATTGGCGAACACCCCGACATCGTTCAAGCATTGGAAATGGAAGTTGAAAAACTTGCTGATGCACAGGACAAACTCAAATCGGTAAAAGAACTTCTACACCCATCTAAAAAGACTCTTGTAGAATAGACACCTTTCTGTTATAATAACCATATGGATTATTATACAAACGTATGTCGTACACGTGACAAGATTCTCGTTCGAGGATATCAAGGTAACAAACAAGTCAAGCACAAGATTGACTACAGACCCAAACACTACATTCCATCTAAGAAAGGCGAGACACCGTTTCGTTCACTAGATGACAGACCACTTGAAGTTGTAGAACTCAACTCAATGGGTGGTGCAAGAAAGTTCCGTGAGAAATATGATGGGACTGCTGGATTTGAAATCCATGGATATGACAGATATATCTATACATATATCGCAGAGAAATTCCATGGAGACATAGAGTTCGATTCAAAGAACATCAAAGCAGCGGTACTTGATATTGAGTGTGAGTGTGAAGATGGATTCCCCGACCCAAGATATGCCCAAGAAAAGATAAACGCAATTACAATCAAACCGATTGGTAAACCAGCACATGTATTCGGAATAGGTGACTGGAATCACGGTAAAGATTATGTGTATTATCCTTGTAGAGATGAAGCACATCTCATGACTGAGTTCATGAAGTATTGGAGAACGGAAAACTTTGATATCATCACAGGTTGGAATGTAAACTCATTCGATATTACATACATTTGCAACAGAGTTGATAGACTCTTCGGCGAAGGAGAACACAAGAAGTTATCTCCATGGGGTATGAGTGATGTGAGAGAGTTCACCACCATGGGTTATCAAAAACAAATGATTTTTACACTCTATGGTGTTAATGTTCTTGACTATCTCGAACTATATCGTAAACACACATTCGTCAATCAAGCATCATACAAACTAGACCACATTGCTGAGGTAGAACTAGGTAAGAAGAAACTAGACTATTCAGAACATGGGTCATTACATACACTATACAAACAGGACTATCCAAAGTTCTTGGAGTATAATGTGATGGACGTTCTTCTCGTTGAAGAACTGGATGACAAACTTGGATTCATCGAACTTACAGAGACGATGGCATACAATGCTAAGTGTAATTATGCAGATGTATTTGGTATGGTTAAGTATTGGGAAACAATCATATACAACTTCTTAAAAGAACAGAAGATACAAACACCACCACAACAATTGAGAAGAAATGGTGACAAAATCAAGCCGATCGCTGGTGCATATGTAAAAGAACCACAGGTTGGTGGTCACAATTGGGTCATGTCTTTTGATTTAAATTCACTATATCCTCACTTGATTATGCAGTTTAACATCTCACCCGAAAAGATGGTGAATGGTATGAGACAGGATGTCAACGTAGATAAAATGTTAAACAAAGAGTGTAACCTAAATGAAGTGTATAGATTGGGACACACTGTTACGCCAAACGGAGTAATGTTTAAGAGAGACAAACAAGGATTCCTTCCCGAACTTATGGAAAAGTTCTATGATGAACGTAAGGCATGGAAGAAGAAGATGATTGGGTATCAGAAAGAACTTGAAACTGTTTCTGATAATGCACAACGTAAAGAATTAGAAACAAAAATCAAACATGCATACAACAATCAACAGGTCAGAAAGATTGCACTCAACTCTGCTTATGGTGCTCTTGCTAATCAATATTTTGCATTCTTTTCTATCGACCTCGCAGAGGCGATTACTATGTCGGGTCAGTTGGTCATCAAGTGGGCAGAGAAAACCATCAATGATTATCTAAACGAAGTCTTAAAGACTAAAAAAGATTATGTTATCGCAATGGATACAGACTCAGTCTATATCACAATGGATGCATTGGTACAACAAGTACTACCCGATGCATCTAAAGAAGAGGTTGTTGATTTTTTATGTAAAGCGGAAGTTCAACTAGAGAATATCCTAGAAAAAGGATTCATTGACTTTGCAAAATACACGAATGCATTCCAACAGAAGATGGAGATGGGACGTGAGGCGATTGCAGACAGAGGTATATGGACTGCTAAGAAACGCTACATACTTAACGTACATGACATGGAAGGTGTGAGGTTTGCCAAACCTAAACTTAAACTCATGGGTATTGAGACTGCAAAGTCCAGTACACCACAATGGGTAAGAACACGTCTTGAAGAGGCGATTAAGATTGTCATGCAAGGTGATGAGGAACAATTATGGGATTACGTAGAAACTGCACGTAAAGAATTCAGAGAGTTACCACCCGAGAAAGTATCATTCCCTAGAGGTTGTAACAACCTTGGTCAATATAGTAACATGAACACCATCTACACTAAGGGAACACCAATACATGTCCGTGGTGCTTTACTATTCAATCACCACCTAAAGAACAAGAATTTAGATAGACGCTACGAGACAATCAAGGAAGGTGACAAGATTCTTTTCTCATATCTTACACTACCAAATGTGTTCAATGAGAATGTGATATCTTATGTTGGTACACTTCCAAAAGAGTTTGACTTACACAGATTCATAGACTATGACATGCAGTTCAACAAATCATTCTTAGAACCTCTAAGAAATATTGCAGAACGTATCGGATGGCATACAGAACCTGTTGCATCTTTGGATAGTTTCTTTTCATGAGAACCCATATCATAACAATAATGGACTTGTACGAGAGTGTGGAGTCTGCTATTACGTGTGCAAACACATGTGCATTGCATGGTGTCACTGCACAACTCTTTCCTGCTACAACGCCAGACGATGACCCACATGAAATTATTGAAAGAATACTTGGAAGAAAGATAAGCACAAATATTTTACAAATGGAACCAAGACCCGAAAGAGTGTTATCATGTCTTGCATCTCAAATGAGATTGTGGAATTCGTGTGTTGAAGTCGATGATGATTTTCTAATACTAGAACACGATGCAAGAATGATTACACCCTTGCCTGATATAGAAGTGGATGGGGTTATCAGTCTTGGTAAACCATCTTGGAACAAAGAATTGGGAGACAGTATAGAGTGGGAAGATGGACTGAACGTCATGACAGATACAAACAGACCATTCCTTGGTAACCATGCAATCATGATGAGTCCTACAGGTGCAAAACAAATACTAGATAGAATGAGAAACCCCGAATTTAGGTGGTTGCATCCAGCAGATATGATGATGACACCTTCTATGATGGGAGAAGGATTGTTGAAAGAGTATTATCCATTCCCATTTGATGTAGAGGAGACATTTACAACTGTACAGAGTGGTAGAAGTATTAATGTTAAAAATTTCGTGCCAGTAGATTATAAGGTGTTATGAAAAACTTTTTAAAGACATTTGTAATCACACTCAAGAACAATATACGTTCTATCGAATCTTCTAATAGAACTATATACAGTGCATTGAAACATGGAATGGTAGATGTACAAAAGTTTACTGCAACGGAACCATCCGATTGGAAAATAGTATTGAGTAATGGAAACAATAACACATTCAATGAGTATCCAAATCCCGATGCTGTTGGTGCTTGTTTTGCATCCCACTATAGATTATGGAAACATTGTGTTTGTCTCAACGAACCTATTCTTGTTTTAGAACACGATGCTTTATTTGTGGATGCACTTCCTTCATTATCTCAAGAAGAATGGGAGTGTATTACTTTCGGTAGACCATCATATATTAAGATGTCAGAAGTCGACCATACTAGTATACCACAGAACGGGCTGAGTGAACTGAAAACTCCACATATGCTCGGACACCATGCATATGCATTAACACCCAAGTCTGCTAAAGAATTTATAAGAGATGTAAAGAGTGGGGAGAGACCACTAGAACCAAATGATTTGTGGATGACTAAAGAACACTACCCACACTTACTAGAGTATTATCCATTCCCCATCGTAGCAGACACAGAGTTCAGTACAGTACAGGGTGTCCCAATAAATGAAAGATTAATCTCAGAGTATAACAAACAACCAACCATGGAACAATTTAGATTTATAAAGAAATATTATCCACAGTGTCTTGACCGCCAATCTTTAGAATTTATAAAACCATAAATATGAACATGTATCAATATAATGTAAAAATTTCTAAAGTGGTGGACGGAGATACGGTAGACGTGGACATCGATTTAGGGTTCAGTACGGTTCTCAAAAAACAAAGAGTCCGTATGATGGGCATCGACACACCCGAGAGCCGCACAAGAGATTTGGTAGAAAAAAAATTCGGAAAAGCTGCAAAGGCACATCTGAAGAGTATATTAGATGCAAAACAAATTACCTTAGTGTCACACGACAAAGGTAAGTTTGGAAGAATCCTTGGGGAATTATTTGTTGATGGCGAAACAGTATCTGTAAATCAAAGAATGATTAACGACCACCATGCAGTTCCATATACAGGGGATAATAAAGACCTAATAGAAGAGATGCATCTCAATAATCGAAAGGTTTTATTGGAGAACGGCACTGTTGAATTATGACAATATCACTTATGGACATAATATACATAGTCGCAATTAGTGGAATAGTCGGCGCTCTGTATATGATTGAGGCACAAATCAAAGCAATCAAAGTCATGATGGAAGAACACATCAAGTTCGATGAAAGAAAAGCCATGCAATGCGAACTCGAAAAAAAGAATTCCAAAAACTCAAAAAAAACCACTTGACCTAAACTCACTTCCGTTCTATAATGGTTATACATTATGAGAGGTGTATAAATTATGAGTTTTTTAAAAGATTTAGTAAAAGCATCGGGTAACGAATATGCAAATATCGTTGCAGACGGTGTTGCAGCTGGAGATGTAGATTCCTTTGTTGACACAGGGAGTTATATCTTCAATGCACTATTAAGTGGTTCACTATACGGTGGACTTCCTTCAAACAAGATTACGGCAATCGCTGGTGAATCCGCAACTGGTAAAACATTCTTTGCATTAGGAATGGTCAAACAGTTTTTGGAAGATAACAAAGATGCCGCTGTAATCTACTTCGAATCTGAATCCGCAATATCAAGAGATATGATTGAGGACAGAGGTATCGACTCTAACAGAGTTGTTATCGTACCTGTTGTCACAGTGCAAGAATTCAGAAACCAAGCAATCAGTATACTTGATAAGTATGCAGAGACCCCCGCCGACAAACGTCCACCAATGATGTTTTGTTTAGATTCACTTGGTATGTTATCAACAACCAAAGAAATCGAAGACACTGCAGATGGTAAAGAGACTAAAGACATGACTCGTGCCCAAATTACTAAGGGTGCATTTAGAGTCTTGACACTTAAACTTGGACGTGTAGGAGTTCCTATGATTGTTACTAATCACACATATGATGTGATTGGTTCTATGTTCCCACAGAAAGAAATGGGTGGTGGTAGTGGTCTTAAATATGCCGCTTCATCAATCATCTATCTTTCAAAACGTAAAGAAAAAGAAGGTACCGAAATCATTGGTAATATCATTCACTGTAAGAACGCTAAGTCAAGATTGACTGTAGAAAACAAAGTGGTGGATGTGAGATTATCATATGACAAGGGACTGGACAGGTACTATGGTCTTTTAGACATGGCACTTGCAAGTGGTGTTTTTGAGAAATCATCTACTAGAGTTAAGTTACCAAATGGTAAGACTGAGTTCGGTAAGACAATAAACAATAACCCCGAAAAATACTTCACACCCGATGTGATGGAACGATTAGAACAGGTAGCAAATGGACTCTTTAAATATGGACAAAACGAGATTAGAAACAACGATTCTGAAGAATCTGATACTCAGTGATGAATATTCACGGAAGGTGCTTCCTTTTGTAAAGGACGAGTACTTCTCGGAACCCGATGAACAAGTTGTATATAAAGAAGTAGTTTCCTACTTTGAAAAATACAACAAATCTCCAACGGTTGAAGCACTTCTCATCAATCTAGACAACAACACATCTCTATCAGATGGTGTGTTGAAACAGTCTAAATCAATCGTAAAAGATTTTACATCTTCAGACACATCCGCCAGTGAGTGGTTAGTAGATGAAACGGAGAAATGGTGCAAGGATAGAGCAATCTATATTGCAGTCATGAACTCTATTGATGTATTGGATGAAAAGAATCAACGGTCACGAGGAGAAATACCCGAGTTACTTAAGGATGCACTTTCCGTGTCTTTTGACACAAATATTGGTCACGACCAAATTGAAGATTCAGATGCTCGTTTTGAATTCTACCATACGGAAGAAGAGAAGATTCCGTTCGACTTAGAATACTTCAACAAGATTACCAAAGGTGGTCTTCCCAACAAGACACTTAACATTTGTCTTGCTGGTACTGGTGTCGGTAAGTCATTGTTCATGTGTCATATGGCCGCTGCTGGTCTTATGATGAACAAGAATGTATTATACATTACACTTGAGATGTCGGAAGAAAGGATTGCAGAAAGAATCGATGCAAATGTCATGAACATACCCATGAAAGATTTGCCCGATTTATCTAAGAAAATGTTTGATAAGAAGGTGGACAAAGTAAGAAGTAAAACTCAAGGGAAATTAATCATCAAAGAATATCCTACTGCATCAGCACACGTAGGACACTTCAGACACCTATTACAGGAACTAGAACTGAAGAAAGATTTCAAACCCGATATGATTTTTATCGATTACCTTAACATCTGTGCCAGTGCAAGGGTAAAACCTGGCGCTGGTGCAAACTCTTATACACTAGTAAAGAGTATTGCAGAAGAACTTAGAGGACTTGCAGTGGAGTTTGATGTGCCGATTATGAGTGCAACCCAAACAACACGTAGTGGATACGGTAACAGTGACATTGAGTTGACTGATACATCTGAATCCTTTGGTCTTCCTGCTACTGCAGACTTTATGTTTGCATTGATTACATCCGATGAACTAGAAGAACTAGACCAGTTGGTTGTAAAACAATTGAAGAATAGATACAATGACCCAACCGTATTCAAAAGGTTTGTGATTGGTATCGATAGAAGTCGTATGAAACTCTATGATTGTGAACAAGAAGCACAAGAAGACTTGCACGATGGTACTCAATTAATAGACGATAGTATTCCTGTTGCAGACAGAGGAAGGAGTGAAAAATTTAACGACTTTAAGTTTTAAATGCATAAATAGATATATATTATGAATAAGTCCTTAGACCCCAATGAAGTAATCACAACGTTACAAAAGCGGATTGAGATTAAAAAACAACTCAGAAAATCGGGTGAGTTACCCCCATCTGAGATAAAGAAGTTGACTAAAAAGAAAAATGATTTAGATGAAAAACTAAAATCAAAACCCCTTGCTAAGATTTAAAATGCTATAAATAACACTATAGTTTAGGAGAAACCATGCCGTATACAACAGAACAAATCGCTACTCAAGAGAAAGTAGTATTAGATTTAGACGAAAAAATTAAATGGATTAATGACACAAGTCATCATTTTACTGGTGGACGTGTATGTCCAAAGACCGATAGTGCAATGACAAGAACCCAATTTTGGGCTGCTTGGAGAACTGCGAATCCAAATGCTGTTACAGCAAATCCAACTTACGGAACTGTGCCTGAAGGTGTGGATGGTGCAGGGTCATGGACAATCCTAAGTACCGATACCAGTGCCGACAACTCAACACTCATGTGGGATTATTGGCAACATGATATGGTCTATGATATCGGTTACGAACAAGCAGATTGGTCATCAACAGTCACAAGTTTACAAAGTGATTTGACTGATGCCAACACTTTGCTAACCACAATGCAAAACGACCCAGCATAAAAAACACCTAAATAGTAGACGAACACACATTAAAGGTGTATAATCTACTATTATGGCAGCGAAAAACTTACATTTAGAACACTTAGAAGACGAAATCATCAATCAAGGTATTGATGGTGGTCGTGGTGCGATTAATTTTCTTCAAGGTCTTAGAGACATGATGAAAGGTAACCAAAATTCTAGAGTGAACATGACTGTGAAATGGGATGGTGCTCCAGCAATCTTTGTTGGGAAACATCCCGAAGACGGCAGATTCTTTGTCGCAAAGAAATCACTATTCAATAAAGAACCTCTCTTTTATACTTCAGAACAAGAAATTAAAGACGCTAAAGAACTATCTTCTAATCTGAAGGAAAAGTTCTTGACATCATTTCAGTGCTTATCTAAACTATCCTTTACTGATATCTTACAGGGTGACTTGATGTACACTAACGATAAGAAGATGACAAATATGGATGGTAAAACATTCATCACATTCCAACCAAACACAATCATGTATGCAGTAGATGTAGAATCAAAACTTGGTAAAGAGATTGCCAGTTCTAAAATGGGTATAGTGTTTCACACTACTTACACTGGTTCTACAATTGACGGATTATCTGCCTCCTTTGGTGCAAAACTACCAAGTGGAAGTAGTAGTGATGTGTGGATGGATGATGCAACATATAAGGATGTAAGTGGTAACAGTAGTATGACTGCAAAAGAAACACTTGCATTAACTAGGGAGTTGACTGCAGTGGGTAAAGCATTCCACGGTATCACTAGGAAAGATTTGCAGAAGTTTAAACAGATACAAGATACTATTGCAAAAAAAGGTGTAGGTGCATCATACAAAACATATTGTAACGCACAAATTAGGGCGGGTTCATACAAACCAACATACAACGGATACATGAAACACTTCGAAAACTACTGGAGAGATATGGTAGTTGGTAAAGTGAAGATGGAAAAGACAAAACAAATCAAACGAGAAATTGGTGAACAACTCTACGCTGAGTTACGGTCACTAAATAAATTCATAACAAACTTGACTAAATTCATGGAACACTTGGTCATTGCAAAACAAATCATAATTGTTGCACTAAATAGAGTAAAGAGTATAGGAACATTCAAAAGAACCGATAAGGGGTTCGAGGCGGTCAACCCCGAGGGTTATGTTGCAATTGATAGAACTGGAAGTGCAGTAAAACTTGTTGACAGAATGGAGTTTGCATACAATAACTTCACTGCAATGAAAGCGTGGGACAAGTAATGAAATCATTCAGAGAGTTTGCATTACCTAAGTATCCAGCTCAAACTGATATAGAATTCAAAGACGATGATTGGGTTGTAGGTGACCCCGAAAAAGCATATGAGTATGACGGTAGTAAAACTGGTGACCAAAATATGGAAATCATGAATGACTTAGTAGATAAAGAAAGAGAGAAGATGTCGTGAAAAAATTCGGAAAATTTCTAACAGAAGCAAAAGATAAAGGTGCAGTATTCACCTTCGGTAGATTCAATCCACCAACAACTGGTCACGAGAAACTAGTAAAGAAACTCGCAAGTCAAAAATCATTTGGTGATGTACTTTTATTCTCATCACACTCAAATGACAAAGTAAAGAATCCGCTGTCACACAAAGATAAAGTTAAGTATCTAAAAGCATTCTTCGGTAAAGACGTGAATGTAATTGACGCTGATGTCAAACAGATTTTCCAAATCCTAACATACCTATATGATAAGAACTACCGAAAAATTCGGATGATAGTGGGGTCAGATAGAGTTAGAGAGTTTGAGACTATTATCAATAAGTATAATAGTGTAAAGGGAAGACACGGTTTCTACAAGTTTGATGAAATACAGATTGTATCTGCTGGAGAAAGAGACCCCGATTCAGATGACGTAAGTGGAATGAGTGCAAGTAAAATGAGAGCATTTGCAGAGAAGGGAGACTTTGAATCATTTAAGGAAGGTGTCCCCACAAAAGGCAAACGACTTGCAGACAAATTGTACAAAGACATTCGTAAAGGAATGGGTATTGCAGAAGGTACACTACCACACTACATGATGGAAGACTTAATTACAGAGGGTGTATATGACCCAGGCGTATTCAAAGCAGTTTTCTTTTCAGGTGGGCCAGGCAGTGGTAAGTCAACAGTAGTTGATGCACTTTCATTAAAAGCACTTGGTTTAAAGTTAGTCAACACTGATAAAGCATTTGAGAATGGATTAAAGAAAGCAGGATTATCTCTAGACCTTAGAGGTGCAGACTTTGATAAAATAGACCCCATTCGTGCAAAGGCGAAAAGGATTACTGGAAGGAATATGGATGCATATATAGAAGGTAGACTAGGGTTGATATTTGACACTACTAGTGCAAACCTATCCAAGGTTAATTCATACAAGAAGATGTTAGACTCGATTGGATATGAATCGAAAATGATATTTGTTAATGCATCATTAGACAATGCTCAAAAACGAAATGATATGAGACCTAGAAAGTTGCCGCAAGAAATTGTAAAACAAGACTGGGATAAGGCGCAGAAAAATGCAAGAGACCTTAAAAAGATATTCGGTAGAGACTACGTAGAAATTTCCAACGATGATGATTTAAACGCACTACAGAGAAAGTCTAATAGTCTCTTTAGTAAACTAATGAGTTGGACTACTTCATTCCCTAAAAATAAAATTGCACTTAATTGGAAATCTTACGAACTGCTGAAGAAGGATACTACTGGGTATTCATCTATGAAAAGTAAAGATAGGGTGAAAAAACCACCAACAGATAAATCAAGTCCGTTTGGGTCAAATTTAAAAACATTCAAAAGTAGAAAGACTGGTAAGAAGACAGTTATTGGAAAGATATAAATAGTATTATGACTAAAAGATTAGAAACATTACTTCATCAATTTACATCCTTAAAAGAGGATGCAGTCGCAGCAGCGGAACTAAAAGCAAAACAAGCAGAAGAATTGGAACGTCTTAAAACAAAACACGAGACCGAATTAGAAGCACTTACTGATAGACACGAAAGAGAGAGTGAGAGACAGAAAGGTCAAGATGAGAAAGAAGTAAAAGATGACCAAATCAAGGCAAAACGAGACGCTGATAGAAAGGCGAACGAAGAGCGGGATTACAAAAAAGAGTATGCAAATTATCACTCAAAACCCGACCAAATTAAAAGACGTGCAAAAAGAAATGAAGCACGAAGAAGTCTAAAGGACAGAAAAGATATAAAAGGAAAGGACGTTCACCATAAGGACAATAATCCTATGAACAACGATAAGTCTAATCTTAGTATCGTTTCTCAAAATTATAACAGAAAAGAACCAAGACTTAGAGAAGAAGACTCTGTAGAAGAAGGTAAATATGTCTCAGATATTGGTGATATTATTAACGTCATCTTCAAAAAACTTAAAGATAAACTAGAGACAGAATACAAAAGGAACCCCGAAAAAGGTCTTGGTATGATTAATACCGTAGGGGCATTTGTAAATCATAAAGTGACTGATAAGAAACAACAGAAAAATAGATTATTTCTTAAGTTTGGTGATGTACAGGAAGTTAAACAGGACAAAGATATCAAAGACCGTAAAGGTACACAACCATCTAAGTATTATGCAAAGGATGCTGATGGTGATGAGATGTCCAAATCCACCAAACAAAAACGTGCCGCTCATTTTGCACAGAAGAAAGATGGCCCAGCGCCAGGCGATTCAAGTGCAGAAACAAAACCATCAAAACACACCAAGAAATTCCAAAAGATGTTTGGTGAAGATGCTGGTAAATCCCTTGCAAAGAAAGCAGACAAGTCAGGAATCGCTAAGGGTATTCTACAACAAGTTTATAACAGAGGAGTCGCCGCTTGGAAAACTGGTCACAGACCAGGCACAACGCCAGAACAGTGGGGACATGCTCGTGTTAATTCTTTTATCACAAAAGGTAAAGGAACTTGGGGTGGTGCTGATAAAGACCTTGCTAAGAAAGCAGGTGGTTAAGTGACATTTTGGTTTGTAGTATTAATAACTATATGTATTTTATACATGGAATTGGAGAGTAGACATGACAGGAAATAAACATGATAATGGTGTTCACGAAATAGGAACAGACGAAATCCGTAAAGCATACCAAGAAGACACGCCTGGGCAAACTGTAGAAGAATACTTGTCACAGATTGCACTCGTCAATGAAGAACAAACAGAAAAGACAAAGAAACACTTCAGTCAAGTGTTCCAAAATCCATTAAAGGGATATCCTTATCAGAAGGAAGAGAAACTAGAAGAAGCATGTTGGGATGGTTATGTTCAGAAAGGTTACAAGATGAAAAATGGCAAACAAGTACCAAACTGTGTCCCTATAGGTGAAGAAACCGAATCATAATGAAGACCTTTAAAGACCAAGCTCTTATCGAGACACTCGATACACTACAAGAGACTAATACCAACATCCTCGACAACCCATTCAGGTTGGGTTCCTTAATGTTCTTTGAGACCATCAAAGAAGCACGAAAGTTAGTCAGTGAAGGACGATATAGACTCACAGAAGTCGATAAACATATACTAGAGACAGATATTGGAGATTTTGAAGTATATGAGGGTAATCTAGTACCCCTCGATTGTCCGATGATAGTAGAGGCGGAAGAAAAGAAACAACCCGAATTAAATAAACCAAAAGCAGGTGGCCCAAAAAAATACTATGTCTATGTTAAAGACGGAGACAAAATTAAGAAAGTAACATGGGGTGACACTACAGGTTTAAAGGTGAAACTTGGTAACGAAAAAGCACGTAAATCATTCGCTGCTAGACACAAGTGTTCACAACAAAAAGATAAAACTTCTGCTGCTTATTGGGCATGTAGATTACCATATTATGCAAAACAGTTAGGACTATCCGATGGAGGTAGTTTTTACTGGTAGGAATACATTATGACCAGTGACAACCCATATACAGAAACACTTTACGAACAACATGGTACTGGGTTACCATATATAATAAGGACATTCTCAGAAACAGTCGATGAAAATGACCTCATTTGGCATAGAGATAAAACAAATAGAACACTTCGAATCCTTTCAGGTATGGATTGGAAGTTACAATTAGATGATAAACTACCTGAAACACTTGCTACTGGAGGCGAATACTTTATTCTCAAAGAGACATACCACCGATTAATTAAGGGTCATGGCGACTTGGTGGTAAGGATAGAGAATATATAAATAATAGTACTATGAGTTATAACAAAGACAACTGGAAAGACAAACTAGACGAAGTCCGTAACTTTGGTCGAGAACCTGCTGTAGTAGTGGAAGAAGTTCTTGATAATGATACAGTAATCAATAACGAGATTGAGGAAGAACTTAAAAAGTTTTTCCAAGAGGATGAGACCACCGAAACAATTGAAGAAGAAATTCTCCTAGAAGCATCCGCTGGTGCAATGATTGACCAATTGTTCAATCTTAAAGGAGATAAGGATTCACAATACGGTGTTGCAAAGATGCTAAGTATGACTGGTGTTAAAGTTGTACAACAAATGCAGAAACAAAATCCAAAAGGATTTGAAAAGTTAGTTTCTCAATTAGGTAAAGAGAAAAAGATTACACTACCTACCAATAGTAAACTAATGAAAATGTTTAAAGATGCAGGTATCAAAGAAACAGTACAAGAAGAGAATCTTTCAGTAGAAAAAACTGTAGAAAAACTCGTAGAAAGAAATATGTTAGGTAGATTGGCAAAATCTTTACGTTTGGATGAAGAAGGTAAAGAGAAAATGTTCGACTACTTCGAAAATGGAGAATTAAAACAATAATGAAATTCACATCTATGGGTTTATCAGAAGACCTAATCAACACAATGGAAGCAGTACTCGCCATGGAAGGCGAATATGAAGTGTTCTTCAAAGCAGCACTTAAAAAGTTTGGTGTAAATACACCTGCTGATTTCAAATCAGACGAAGAGAAAAAGAAGTTCTTTGACTATGTAGATAAAAACTACAAGGGTGAGAAGGAAGAAGAAGTCAAAGAAGCAAATTTATCTGAAAAGGCTAAAATCATTCTGAAAGATAAAGAAATGAAAGATGTTCAGAAAGTAGTTTCTCGAGCAGTTGGTAAAAATGTCGATTTCAGAATGAGTGATTCTGATTATAATACAGGTGCAATAGATTTTGGTGGTCTAGGCAAATACAATATCTTTGTTGGTTCACAAGATAATGATGGTAAAATGCCATATGAAGTATCAGTAGAAGATGAAGATGGTGATTATATCGAGGGTGATACTGCAAACGACTATAAAAGTATGTTAAAACTTGTTACCAAACTTGCAAAGAAACACAAGAACGGATTGATAAAGGAAGAAGAAGTCGAAGAAGGAAAAGCAAAACCTGTAAAAAAGTTCTTAAAATTGGGTGACTGCTCTTACGACAAGAAAAAAAAAGTTAAAGAAGACAACAGTCAAGGAATGGAAGACTTTGTAGAGTACAAGTACAAGTCTGCATCACTCAATAAAATCAAACAAGACCTCAAAAAATTGATGAAAAGAGAATCAGAGTTTAAAGATTCTCAAAAGTATGGTAAGATGTTGATGAAAGCAATGGATAACGTTACTCTTGTTAACGATGATGGCATTCCACATATGACACCAAAGTTCAATAAAGAAATTATTGCTGCTTATAACGGTGACACAATGTTTAGAGAAGACGTTGCATCAATCATCATTAAACATGATGACAATCTCGCATACGCAATATTTGGAGTATAAGTATGAACATATTTCACGAAGCAAAAAAAGTTCTAGACAAAGATGGTAAAGTAAATCCACTTGGGCCATACGGTAAACAGAAACTTACTGGTCAAGAAGTCGCTTCTTATTTCAAAAAGAATAAAGTATCAGACTCCAAAGTCAAAAGAGCAGTAGAAGTTGCACTCGACATGAGTGGTGCTATGGATATCGCTGCTAAAGAAATTAAAAACTTCTTTGGTGATAAAATACTTAAATCAAAAGAAGTTCAGAGTGCATTAAGATACGCAAACGAAGAAGTTGTATCAGAAGCAAAGATGAAAGACCTCTTCAGAAAACATAAAAGAGAACTTACAAAAGCATACAAAACTGGTGATTTATCATTCATGTCTTCTGCTGGTAAGAAAGCGGAAGATGACCTAACTCAATGGGCATTGAACAACAATGAAATTCATAGTGATGACCCCGATGAGTTTTTTGATTGGTTATCTCGTGACCTTGAAGACATAGTCAAAGGTAAAATCAAAGAAGAAACTGTATCAGAGAACTATAGAGTTCTTGCAAAACATGGTATGGGTACTGAAACAAAGAACTCAATCAAAGTAGGAACAGAGATTGATTATTATCGTGCTGACGGTGCTAAGTACATGGGTAAAGTCACTAAGATGTCTGCAAAGGATTATCAAGTTAAAGACGATAAGAATGGTAAAACCTACAAGTTCACTTATCACGATAGAGTTAAAGCAAAAAAATATCTCAAACAGGGTGATAACATACAAGAAAAAGTAGAGTATGCAGAATACAAATTCAAAAACAAAAGAGATGCTCAAAAAGCATTAGACTACTTTAAAAGTCAACAGTTAATCAAACTAGAAATCAATGATGACGGATTGAGTCAAGGTGAACTTGCAATTGATGCTGGTAAGTATGACATGACCAAGTATCACAAAGAAGTGTTAAAGAAATTTAAACCAAAAGTTCTTACAACAGAAATGGCATCTGCACAACAGGCAGCAATCGCAATCGCAAAGAAAAAGAAAAATGAATCTGTTATGGATTCATACAGAAACATGTGGGAAGAATCACTAGATGAAGCAGTTGCAGACCTCACTGTGGATATAAGAAACAAAATACCAAAACCTGCTGACCAAAACAAACATGCAATGGAAATTGCAAAACAGGCAAAAAGATTTGGTTTAAAAAGTTCATTGATGGGTAAACATGTCAGACTCAAAGGTGGTAAGAAGGCAGTCAATGACTTTCTAAGAGTAGTCATTGGTAAATCATCATATGGTGACCCAACAGAAAAAGACACATCAACACCTCAAATCGATAAGATGTTAAACAAGGGGTTAAAGTAACATGAACTTAATGGAAACCTATAGAAGTATCGTAGAAGCGGCACCAAAAATGAAAAAGTTGGGCATATACGGTTCAGAGATTAGTGGATTAAAATACAAGAACGGTACTTATAATGCTAAACCAGTAATATATGGTAGTAATAAGTTAGGATTCAGAGTTCAGAATGAGTTTGGAGACTTTGAAACTATCGACCTTAAAACATTCGCCAAAAGGTTTGGATAATGGATAGAGTAGACGCCAGATATAAACTCTTTAAAGAAAAATTAAAGAAACTGGGATATGCAAAGAAAGAGGCAAAAGAAACTAACGCTGTTTTAGAAAAGGCGGGTGACTTTGGTATGATGTCTGATGCTGGTAATAAGAAAATTGCACGTGCCGTTAAACAGTCTAAGTCGGAGAAAGAACTCAAACAAAAGTTAGAGAAAATTTCTACAATGGCCGGCGGAAAGTATTCTGAAGCAACTGAAGATGAAGTACTTGATAGGGCAATTTCTGCCTTCCAAGATACTGCAATGGGTTCTCAGGCATGGGCAGATAAAAATATCGTTGTCCAACTTGGTCAATTTAGAGACCATATTAAGGATGGAGAAGTCTCCACCAACGATAATAAAAAGACGAAAGTAAAGAGAGATGATGCGGTAAAGGTTTATGATACTTTAATGAAGGTTAAGGCCCCTATTCGTGATAAATACTCTAGACTTTTACAGAAAGACGCTAAAACGTTTAAAAAGACTTTTGATGCTATATTGAAAGTCGCAAACAAATAAAGAGGAAATAAAAATGGCATTATGGGGACATACTTCAGGTTCAGAATCAAAACCAAATTGGTTATCTGATGCTGATAAACAAAAAACTGTAGCAAAACCACACGGTTGGGAATTAGTTCGTAAAGTTGGTTCAAGAACTTTGACTGAAACATTAGTTGCGATGAAAAATCTAACTACTGCCTTGGGTGCTGCTAACTTAACTGATATCGATTGGAATATCACTGCTTTTGATAAGTCAGAAGGTGGAACATTATCTGTTACTGCAACTTTTAACGAAGATGTAACAGTAACTGGAACACCTCAACTATCTGTTGCTAACAATGGAGTCGGAAGAGGCCCACACGTATTATCATACGCAAGTGGTTCAGGTACTAACGAACTAGTATTCACATTAGTAATTGCTGCTGCTAACGCTGCTACAAATGCTGGTGATGTACTTTCAATTGGTGCTAACGCAATCGCATTAAACAGTGGTACAATTAAAGATAAAGGTACTAACGTTGCATCAGTAATTACTAACATTGCTGGAGTTGGAACTGCTGCTGGTACAATTACTGTAGTTGCATAAACAATAGGGAAAAATTATGAAGAAATTTAAAGACTTTTTAGATGAATCATATATGGACGGCGCTGGTCTATCTTCAGAGAAGGTACCATTTGACGTTGATGATTCGGTTGTTAAACAAAAAGTTAACGCTATCTTAGGACACACTGCAACAGTTGAGTTCATGAATCCACTTGCTGCTTTGCAACAGATGGAATCTAAACTTATGCAGTTAGGAATGACTAAACTAAGAAGTGTTGGTGAAATGGGTGTTGTACAGAACGAAGAGTTTGATGACGCTGGAGAGATGGATTTAGAGTTCACAAGATATGAGTCATTTGGTAAGACTGTAGACACACCAAACGATGAGTTCGAAGAATCATCTAAAGCATATACCCTAAAGGTTAGATACGAAAAACTAGAAACTGGTTCATTCAAAGTTTACGGTTCATTAGTATAAAAAAAACTAGACATTAAAAGGGACTTTACGTCCCTTTTTTTATGGCTGAAATCGCCTATATAATTGTATATTATGAAACTCTTTGATACCCTTACAAACAAAAATTTTACTGCATTCGCTCAAAAACACTATGACGACCCACAATGTGAGACCATAGAAGACTTTGAGGAAGATTTGCGTAGATTCCGTTACCTTAAACGTCTCTTACACAGATACCATGAAAATGGTGAGATGAGAGAACGTCTTATGTTAAACCATATCATTACCATATTCAATGTATTTGGATTTGATGCATCAATGAAAATGTTGGAGTTTAAATTGAAGGATGAGAAATATTGGATATCTGTTAAGACAATGTTACTCTACTTGGGGTACATTGATGAGTCGTGGTCACCCGAGATGCCTCTTGACGATGCACTTGTACAGAGGTTACGAGATTTATAAACGCTCCCATAGCTCAGTTGGTAGAGCAACTGATTTGTAATCAGTAGGTCAACCGTTCGAATCGGTTTGGGAGCTCCACTATTTTGAATACATAAATAGAAGTATGGCGAACTTAATAAACACACTTATAGTTTTTAGAATCATTAAAATGTTAACTCAGAAATGGGTGGACACGGATGCATATAAACTTGGTTTGATTACCAACAAGGGTAAACGAACTGAAAAAGAACCGAAAACATCCGAAGAGAAGAGTGCTTATTCCATGCTACACAAACTTGTCTTCAACTTAAAACGAATCATAGAAAAGGTACCTTTTGGTAAATCTAGATTTGCATCATACGCTGTTGCAATCGCATTACTGAAAGAAGAGACAGGTATCACTGCAGAACAAGCAGAAGAATTGTGTGAGAAGGTTTACAGACACATCAAAGATACAGGTGAATTTGATGTAGACGACCTTCATGAAGCGAATCAAGTTATGACACTTGACGTTGGTAGACACTACCACCTTAGAAGAAACCTAGAAGAACAAAACGGTGTAACCTATCCACAAAAGACCCCTATAACAGTTATCGCAGAACACTCAATAGTGTTTGGTGTTAACATCTATATCGCACAATGTGGAGTAGAACGAATATTGGTAACAGAAGATGACGTTTATTGAGGCAGTAGTAAACGTAGACAGTCTAAAACATACAGGGAAGACTAAGAAACCCAAGATAGAAGAATTGGGTGAATTGTTCGACACTAAAGTTTTGGAGGAGTTATCTTTAAATCCGAATACTGCCAATTCTAGTCCACAAACCATCAAAGAACTCAAACAGATGGTTGGTATGATTCAGAAACTTACAGATGAACAGAAGAAACGTTATCTAAACACAGATGAAGACACTTCATACTACATCAAAGAATACATGTCGAACAATGATTTAGCATATACAGATGATGATATAGAAAAAATCACAGATAGTGCAAGACACATTGGTAGACAATTCAAGAATAAATACATGAGACCGAGACCTTATGTACTTGCAGAGAAACTAGGTATGGAAATGGACTATTTCAATACAGATACTGCACAATCCCCATCATATCCTTCAAACCATGCTTTACAGGCGAGAGTAGTTGCAAACTACTACTCATCAATCTATCCCCAACATAAATCTGAATTGTTGGCAATGGCAGAAATCTCTGCACTGGGTAGAGTCCATGCTGGTATCCACTATCCTAGTGATAAGATAGCAGGATACCAACTAGCGGATGCATGTATGAAGTATTTTAAATATGATATATTAGAAGATGCGCCCTTGAATGCTACAGGTACTGCAGTTGCAACAGATGTACCAGTGGTAAAGAAGAAAAAGAAATACGAACCTGCCCAACTCTTTGACTTAATCAAAAGAAACTCACAGGTATAACTATGTTGAAACTATTAAATTACTTAGCTCTAATTACATCTATTGTAATCGCTGGAATTGCTGCATACTTCTCAGTCATAGGTATGGCGACAATGTTCGCAGGTGCATATCTAGGAACAGTCGTAATGATGACTGCATTGGAATTTGGTAAACTTGTGACCGCTGCTTATCTTCACCTCGCATGGGAGAAGATGAACTATCTAAAATGGTATTTACTAACTTCAGTTGTGGTACTCATGCTCATAACATCACTTGGTATATTTGGTTATCTATCTAAGGCGAACATTGAAGTGTCACTAGTGGGTGATGGGAACAGTTTAGAACTATCCATACTGGACACTAGAATAGATGCAGAGAAAGGTAAGATAGAAAGATATCAAGATAGAGTTGCAAACTTAGACCTAGTGTTATCCACTGGTAGACCACAAGATAGAAACTATATCAACAGACAACAGAAAGACGAAAGAAACCAAATTGCAGAAGATATAGATACAGCGATCGGCTTGATTACAGAATACACGGAGGACAAACTCCCGATTCAACGGAAACAACTTGAACAGAACTCAAAAATAGGGCCAATCAAGTATGTTGCAGAAGTTATATACGGTCAAGAGGAAAGTGTCAAGTATCTTGACAACGCAGTTAGGTGGGTGATTTTTGCACTTATTTTTGTGTTTGACCCACTTGCAGTGTTACTTTTGGTCACTAGTGTTGCACTTATTGTTGATAAGAAACCTATACCAAAAAGAAAAACT